TTATAGATTTCAACACCTTCGTCTGTTTTTAAGAAAGCAGCAAATGCTGAGTAAGGGTTTTCATCAAAAGGTACATTCATTAGTTTTCTACCGTTTGTTCCCCATGTAAACGTTCTTTGATCTTGAGACAAGTTAATTATACCTGCTTCAGTAGCTCTAATGGCTATATTTCTTAATTGAACATTTTCATCATTTGCTAAACTAATAAACAACGCTGGGTTGCTTCTAGCAAATAAAAGTAAATCTCTTTTTAACTCTTTAGAGCTCATGTTATTTACTTTTGAACCAAGTTCAACTCTTAATATAGCTTCTGCTTGATCTATATCTATATTTCTAGCTGCGTTTAAAGCATCAATTTGCATATCTAATATGCTTAATTGATCTTCAGCTTCTGCAACTGAACTAAACTCTTCATATAGTCTGCCTTTTAAAGGGTGATATAAAGAAAGTAGTTTTTGTAAGTTTTGCTTTTCTTTTGGTACTTTTAAATCTCCATCTCTAAATATGATGTGACCTAAAGTTGCTTCACCTTTTTGTTCTTCTACAAATGGTGAATCTTGGTTGGTTGCATATCTAATTTCTTTTTGTTTACCTGTATTTTTGTCAAAATACAATAAAGCGTGTTTTTTAGTATGCTTACTAGGTATTGTTAATGTTAGTGGATTTTTTTTACCTGTTAAATAATAAACCCTATCTTTTATTTCCCAACTAGGTTTAGTTGGTTTTGTTTCTTTTTTTGGCGCAGTTTTTACTGCTACCTCTTGAGGTGCAACCTCAACAGCTTCTGCTTGAGCTTTTTTAGCCATGATATAATAAAATTAAATAATTAATAAAAAATCCTAGGGCTACACTCACTTTGTAACCCTAAGATTTATTTTAAGAAGTAATTACACTCCTTTGAAAAGTACAAAGTTGTTAGCAGCTTGTGTTACTAAACATCTTTCAGATAGGAAGTTTACTTCCATAGCATCTAAAGTAGATGTAAATGCACCACCAGCAGAACCAGTTAACCAAGACTTCATTCTTCTGTCGTCAGCTTGAGAAGCTCTATAACGCACGTGTAAGAAAGGTCTACGGATGTTAGTTCCTAACACTTGATCGTATACAGTTGATGTTCCAGCAGGTATTAATACACCTTCGATAGAATTAATTCCAGCGATAGCGCCACGAGTTGAAGCATCGTTTAAGTATTTCCAATCAGTTTTGTAGAAATCATAAGAACCTCTTCTGAAACCGCTAAAACCTAAGTTTAATGCCATTTCTTCTGAGTTTTCAAATAATCCAAATGCAGTACCTCCAGCAGTACCACCAGAAATTGAAGCTAGCATATCATCAAAATCCAAAGCAGTTTGTCTTTGTAAAAATAACATGTTTTCTTCAATAGCTCCTTGAGTATCTAAGTTTTTAAGAATAGCATCAAAGTCATCGATTCCAGCAGCAGCAGTAAATCCTACTTGTACATTACCTCTGTCTTCAATAGCAGCAAATAAACCTTCAGTACCTGCTAATTTTAAAGTTGTAGCAGCATTTATACCTGCATTTTTCTCACCTTCTACCATAGACATTTCTAAGTAATCTTCAAAACGTAATCTTGTTTCAGACTCAGCTTTTAAGTACCATAAATATCCAGAAGCACCATCTTCAGTTGCAACTTCTACCCAACCGATTTGAGCCATATCAGAACCAGATACTACGTATTGGCTTCTAATAATAATTGGCGTATTTGAATACTGTTGGAAAGCAGGATCTACAGAAACATATCCGTTAGCAGCAGCACCAGCAGCAGCAGTATTTCTATCTAAAGCTATACCTTTTTCGTAAGCAGAACCATATACAAATACTTTTAATTGAGTTGCACCAATAGTACATCCATTAGCTGCGTTTTCCAATGCAAGATTATTAAAAGGCTCAACGACTATAGTAGTGGCACCAGCACCAGGAGTACTAGCAGAAACAAAACATTTAGCCTCACCACCTGTTACAGTATCTAAAACAACTACAGTGTCGCTTGGAGATATAACGTTATTTACACCCGCTGGAATAGTAAGCACGTTACCGTTAGCAGGAGCTACACCAACACCACCACCAGTAGCGGAACAACCGTCATAAGCAATGTGTAATCTATTTTGTTCAGACCAAATTACTTGATCAGATGTCATTGGCATTTCAGCGCCAACCATTCTTAAGAAGCCAGATAACGTTCTGTTTCCATAACGCTCTACTTCTTGTTCGTAAACTTCTGGTAAATACTGCTGAGCAAATGTGTCAGTGTATCCAGCACCACCGTCGTTAAATTTTAGATAGTTACTATTTAAAATCTCTTGTGTTTGAGATGGAATAATACTACCAAATTGAGGAGTTAAACTCATAATTTTAATTTTTTATTAGTTAAATTTTTTAGTTTTTATTTTAAGTTTTGTAGAATCAGCACCTGAAATAGCTTTAACTTTAAATCCGTTAATAAACACATCACCTTGAGAAGTTCTAGCCTTAGTGTCACTCAAGTTTTTTGATTTGTTTACAACTTCTTTTACAGCATCTGCCTTTCCTTGCTCATAAAAATGAGAGGCAATTTTATCTACATTTTCAGCAGCATAAATAGCTTTATGATAACCATTAACATCTTTAACATTACCAGATTCGTCTAGGAACTTCCCAACGAGGTTTGTTATATCAGACTGGTTTTCGGCAACTTTATCTTTGTTTTGAATATTGTACTTATATTTCTTTTCACCAACACTGATATCAAAACCTTTGAAATCATCGCTAAAAAGCTTTTTTGTACTATCTTTAAACATTTTATGTTGTTGCTCAGCTTGTTCTTGCTCCTTATTATATCTATTGAAAAAATCCATAGCTTTTTGTTGTTCTTGAGTAACGCCCGGTCTCAACTTGATCTCGTCGTAATATTTACTCTTTGTTTCCTCTAAAAAGTTTTTGGCTTTTGCAACTTCTTCTTTAAACGCAAGTTTCTTTTTGCGTATATCTTTATCTTCATCTATATCTTCATCGTACTCAAAATCTTCCAACAAAAGATCAAGATCTTCAGAATCTAGATAAGGTTTATTTTTTTTGTAATACTCTTTAATAAGAGTTTTGTCGTCTACATTGCTATAATCAGCATTCAAACGAGTATAATCTTCTATTGTCCCACCAGTTTCTTCCATAAACGAAACTAACTTTTCAATATTTTCTGGCAATGGTTTGCCTAATACTTTTTCATCTCTTATAGCTTCTTTAACTTCAGCTTCAACTTCTTTAACTTCAGCTTCTGTTACTTCTTGGATCGGAGAAAACCCTTCAGTAGTCTCGTTGGACTCTTGTATAGGTTCTCCCACCTCTGTGCTATCTCCGGATGGTTCTTCCACAGATACCTCCTTTGTTTCTCCGATTTGAATGGCATCTTTTTTTTCTTCTTGTTTTGGAATTACTACTTTTTTAACCTCAGGTTCTAATTCAACCAAAGGTTCTTTAGGATTAATATTAACTTTAGTAATATTATCTTTAGTTTCGTTTAATTTTCTAGGTGTTTTCTTTTTAGTTTTTAACTTAAAGTCACCTTCCTGTTTAACAGGTTCATTTGTTTTTACTTCTGACATAATATAATATAATTAAATAATTAAATAAACGTTTACATAAACGCTCCCATACCAGCATCTGGCTGGTTCTCGAAATCAATTGGTAAGCCGTCATTTTTTCTTTGGCTTATCATTTCACTTTGTTGCGTACCTTCCATTTTTATACGCTTGTCTTTTCTATTTTCTTTTTCAGTTTCTTTTTGCGTTTGCATTTGAGTTTCCACTTGCTTTAATTGCATGTCAAGTTGATGTTGCATTTGCATTTTTTGTTGATCAAGTTTCGCTTGAACTTCCATTTTTTTAATTTCCATTTCAGTTCTAGCTTGCTCATATTGTACTTTAGACCCAGATATTGCTTCTTGTTTTTGAACTTCAGCCATAGCTGTTTTTTCAGCTGTTTCAGCTTGAGCAGCCGCTTGAGCTTGAATATTAGATTGCTGAACTTGCATATCTTCTTTTTGCTTACGCTTACGCTTAATTTTAAGCATTTGATTAGCAAGTTTAATATTTTTTATTTGACGTAAATCTATAGCGTCATCTAAATCAATATTACCTGCTTGTAAAGCAACTTGAATATTAGCCTCTAATTTAGCTTGCTCTTCTTCATCTGGCTCCAATTCTAAGAATATACCAAAATCATGTAAATTTAAATCTTCTACTTGTCTTAGTGTCTCAACATTAAAAGCAGATATTGAATTTTTTAATGACTCTGCAGTTAATGGAAACTCTAAAGCATCAGCTATTTTCAAAGCAATGTTTTCAGCTATTCTAAGAGTTATATATAAACTTGATTGATTTATATGTCTAGTAGCTGTATTTGAAGCATTAGCTGCTAATTTTTGTAATCCAACTAATGTATTGCGATCAGGCAGACTACCGTCTCTTGCTTCATTAAGCCCGGTTACATCACGTATCATTTGTAAGTAATATTGATACGTAGTAATTAAACTTTGTATTTTAGCACCACCACTACTACTTTGTAGTTCTTGAATTGGTACTTTACCTCTATTAAGTTCACCATCTTGAGTTAACGATCTACCAACAATAGAACCTGTTTGAAAATACATGTTTAATGCTTCAGCAGGATTATAATTAGTACCATTACCAAGATCAACTTCAGCTAAACCGTCCATATCTAAATATACACCATCTGGTACCATACGAGATAAAACTTGCTGGAGTTTTAAATGTGTTATTTGAATCATATCAGCAAAGCCAATACATTTACTAACTAGTGAATCAATTCTACCTTTATACATGCGTGGTGCACATATAGAGTAATTCATTTCAACTTTTGTTGTATCAGCATATGGTCTTGACATGTTTTCAGCAAGTTCCCATTTTAACAATGTATCAGTTCCTAAAACCTTAGCACCACTATATAATACTTCAATAGATCTAGATACTCTTTCAAACATATCACTTTCTGGAGGATTAAATGTATCAGGCTTTTCAATAGCTTTCATTAATCCTTGATCTGTTTGCTTTATTTTAAATACTTGATTATGGTATGTTTTATAATCAAAATATAAAACTTGTACAGTATTCTCATCATAACCACCCCAACCTGTAACATATTGTCTGTTACCTGGCATAGCTTGTATTCTTTTTAACTCTTCTTCAGATATATTTGGAAACTCTTTTTTAAGTTCTGGTATTGTTATTGATTTTATTTCTCCAACATAATATATATCTTCAAAATTAGGATCTTCAGTATATGAATAAACCATATATGCAGGATCTACATAATCAACTGTTATGCCGTTTGATGTGTTAAAATTAGTTTTACAAGCAGCAATACCACATACTGCTAAATCCATATTTAATCTTCTTCTAACTAAGTTATATTTATTTTGAGCCATAACAGAAGATATTGCTTCTTCTTCTGCTATTTCAATAGCTTGTTTATAACCTAATTGCATATGAAGTTCTAACTCTTCTTCTGTTTCAGGAACTACATCAGGATTTGGTGTTTGATATAAATCAATACCCAGGGTATTTTTTATGTTTTCAATATATTCTTTTGCTAACATATCTTCATACATTTTAGAAGCGTATGAAGTTCTTTTTTTAACGGAGCTAGGATCTTGAGCGTAAGCTTTTATTTCATAAGCTTTTTGCGATATACCATTAACTACAATATCTACAAACTTTGATAAAATAGGTACTGGCTTCCAGTCTAAATTTAAATAAGACAAATCACCATTAATTGATAATTCATCTTTGTATTTTTGTATGGGTTGTTCACCTCTAGCGTAAAGTCTTAAAGTGTTAAAGTTATTCCAGTTTGTTAAATATCTGTTACCGTTAACTCTTCCAGATTTAAACCACTCGTATTCAATAGCCATAGCAACTTGACTGCCATATTCCCAACTTGCTTTTTCAGCATCACTTACTACTTGACTAGGAAAAGCGCTATTTGAGTTAGTATATATATTCATTTAACTTATAATTTTTGATGAAGTTCCCCTATTGTCATATCGTTTAATTCCTAAATCAACAGGTTGTAATTTTGTTTTGTTTACTGGTGAATACCTATGCTTATTACAAGCCATTAAAGCTAAACCAGAACTAATAGAAGCATCGTGACGTGTTCTATTATTAATATTAAATTTAGCCCAGTCTTCTAACGTTTTTTGAAAATACATATCACCATAACCAGATTCTTTTAAACCTACAAATGTTTCTATATATGTTTCTATTGCTGAAGCGTGAGCTTGCTTTATATCCTCACTTGAGTTTGGTATACCACCTAACTCTCTTTCTGTTATTGATAGTTTATTATATTTTCTATCAGGTCTGTTCATTGAAAATCCTCTATAACCTCGTTTTTTTAAATAATACAAAAGTCTAGGTTTATTATTTTCAATTAATATAGGCATGCCATAAAAAACACAGGCCATTAGTACATCTTCAAAAAATATTTCAGCTGTTTGAGGTCTAGCTATATATTCTAAAAAGAAATGATTAGATGGTGCGTCTTCCATAGAAAATTTTGTTAAGCCATGTAAAGATCCTTTCGAACCTCTTTTATCAACAGTTCCTGATATATCATAAGGGTCACATCCAAAAGCACCTATATGCTCATTACCAGGATAATTTGTATTATTTTTTCTATATCTTTTGTTTTGCAAATGAACAGGAGGAACCCAGCTAACGTTAAATCTACCACTTTTGTTAGGAACAAATATAACTTTTGTATCTTGTTCTGCATTTTCCCATTGAAAACTACCTTGCGTAATATTAATAGAATTACGCATGTCCTCGTTAAAATCTATTTGTTCATAAATTTTAGTTAGATTAAATAAAGATTCTTTTGATTCATCTCTAAACGCATGCTTTTCAGTACGTGGAAACTGTCTATAAAATTCATTTAAAGCATCTTGATCTTGCTTTAATCCTTCCACTTCGTTGTCCCAATATTCTATTACACCTAAATCTATAATTTCACCTTGTGGTCCTTCAACAGATTTGTTTGGTGTTTGGAAGACAGGTATGCCATAAGAATCAATGTATCCTTCGTAATTCCATTCCATAGGTATGAACAAGCTATATAATCCAGAACGAGTTTGTCCATTTGCGTTTCGTTGTGTAACATCTGAGTCATTATATAGTTTTTTAAAGTTATCACCACCTTTATCTAATGAGTTTGATGTTGAACCCATCATACATTTACCTATAATTCTACTACCTAATCGTAAGCAGGTTTTCGTGACCCTCCAGTTGTTGAGGATGTTCGTCGGACGTTCCCACTTGCCGCTTTCATCGTGGACGAGGAGTTTAAGCTTCTCACCGTCGTACGAGTTGTCGCCTGTGTTTTTCCAATCGATCGTGGTGTCGAGACCGTCGATCTCTTGTAATTGCTGGTTCGTCTCGAGTTTCTTACGCGTGTACTTTGTTGCGGGTACTCTGTACGCGAGCTCTGTCTTTGGACGGTCCATTCCGTCCTGAATTGGTTTGAAAAAGAAGGGGTAATTAACCGATATCGGTACCACCTTGTCGGTAAACATCTTCTTGGCATCAGGACCAGACTTTGATAATATCCCAAACCTAGAGTCGCTTGATATTGTTGCCATATTAACGCACTCCCCGGACGCCATAAAGGAAAACCCAGAACGTCTGTTCTTAAGGTAACACATTCCATAGGATCTAGGATCGGCCTTACAAGCCTCCCAGAATATGTAAAATAATCTGTTCGATTCGCGGAAGTCTGGTTGACCGACATCAATTTTACTCCACTGCAAGTACATGTAATGAGTACCAGTAATATAAGTAGCATTGCCTTTGTTATAAAACCAAAAACCTTGCTCTCTTCTATTAAATTCCTCATCAATGTAATCATACCATTTTTCTTTAAAATCTAGTGGATATTGTTCCCAGTCAAAAACAGATTTAATTTTTTTTAAAACTTTAGGATATGGTGTGTATTCCCACTTATCTGTTTCAAACTTATGTATTTTATTTTCTACAGGTAAAGCTATTTTTAGGTTTTGTATTTCATATACTTCACCTATTTTACCTGTTCTGCTTATTACAACAATATCATGTTCTTTATTGTATCCATACTCCCATTTGCTATACCTGTTCATTCGTTTAAGAACTTTAGGTTTAATATGGTCTTTTAAAACTTTATATAAACTTTGTTCGTACATTACTTAGATCTACCTTCTGCAAAACCTTTAAAAGTTCTTTCTTCTTTAACTTCTTTTGGTTTTTCGTTTAATAAGTTTTCTTCTTCTTCGATACGACTAAGTATTTCAAACGCATCGAATATAGCAAGCTTTTTTGTAGCTGCAGCATTTTTAAGTCTATCAGCTGATATATCATCATCTGAATCAACGATAGCTTCTTTAGCTACTTTGATCAACTCTTCCACTGCTCTCTGCCCAGCTTGGATTATATTCTTCTTCGTCTCCTTGGTATTCATACTTAATTACAATATCATTTGATTTCATACAATAAAGTCGTTTGTCTTCGACTAAAAACTCCCATTCACTGTTGGGAGTAAATCCTACAAGATCACCTGGACTTATATTAAGCGCTTCTAAAGACTTGTTACCATATTTAAGTATACCAATAAGGCTTGCCTCTTTATCTAGTGTTAGATCTTGTTTGCTTTTTATAGGTGTTATAAAGCATCTATCGTTTATAGTCTTCCAATTGTTTTTATTTTTATATAAATAAATTTGGTCAACTGCGCAGAAATAATAATCATCTTTAAAATAAGATCTGCTTTTTTTCTTTTCACCTCTCATATCATAAAATGTTCTAAATACATTTTGATGTATGATTATTAAAGCACCTTTCTTTATAGGTGTTGAAAAAGCAGCTGGGGTTTCTACAACCCTAGCTAATCTGTTTACAAACTTCCAGTTTTCTATTTTAGTATTTACAACTAATTTTTTATCACCTACTTTAACAGTATTACTGTATTTATCGCCAACTGGTTCAACGATAAAATCATATAGACTCTTCATTAATACTCTAAATCATACTCAACTGATACTGCCATGTTAGAGTTGAATTTCTTCCACGGCAATACCTCGTTGCTTTTCTTTATATGTATGTTATAAGAATTGTCAAACTCATTAAATAAAATATATGCTATTTCATGACCACCATAAACCTGTTGGCCTACAGAGTAGTGCATAGCATCGTTTTTATAATCAGATCCAATACTGATTTTTCTTATAACAGAATCCATTATGCTTCTGTTTCTTCTTCTTTTATTTCAGTATACTCACCTGTTTTTAAGTCGATATTTATTTTACCGTACTCTTCTTCAAGCGCTGCTTTATACTTTTCTAATTCTTCGTTTACTTCAGCTACTTTATGAAGTAAAGCGTGTTTTTGTGTTTCTAGAACTCCAATATTATTTAATATTGCACCTAGTTCTTCTTGGTGTTTAACAATTATTTCTAATTGTTCTTCTGTAATTTTTGACATTTAATTTAATTTAAGTTAATTGTTTTATATTTATATAGTTACACCTGTTTTAACAAATCTACTAAGAAGGTAAATCTTCGTAGTCATCAGCATAATCTTCAGGCAAATAAGATTCCATTTTAGTAATTTGTTCTGAAGTTAATTCATCTTTATAAAAGTCATTTGCTAAAACCCACTTAAAATGTTCTTTAATTGCTTCAACATTATCATTAGCACCTATTTCACTTAATTGGTGTGGTATTTGTGAAGTAATTATTTCTTTATGACTTTCTTCTGTGTTTTCAGATGTTATTCCGTTTCTAAACATTTTTATGATTTTAATAATTCTACTTCTGCTTTTAATTCTTTTATAGCTTGTACTAATATTGGAACAAGTTTTCCGTAACTTAATTCAAGTTTGTCTGGGTTGCTATCATATACAAGTCTTAAAGTATCGTTGTCTAATTCTTTAACTTCTTGTGCTATAAATCCAAAATCTTTTTTACCTTTATTAGCAGAATAAAATTCTTGTCCATCAGCGTTTGTTTCTGCTCTATTATCCCAAACAAATTCTCTTGGTTGTAAAGTATTAATAAAAGCAAGACCATAACTTAAATCCTTTATTTCAGATTTATCTCTTTCATCAGATAAAGAAGTTATAGATGTTACTGCACAACGTAAAGTTGCAACACTTGAATTACCTAAAGTAACCTCATTAGAAGCAGAACTTGAACTTTCAAGGGCAGAATAACCAATATTAGTAATGTTTGCACCTGTTGCTGAACCTCTCCCTGTTGCAGCACCTATGTTTGTTCTAAAATATCCATTAGAATTTCCGTCATCAGCTTGCCAACCAACAGCAGTATTATGTGAGGCTGCAGTTTGGTCTTGTGCACCTAATGCTTCATAACCGATAGCGGTATTTCTTTGTCCTGTTGTTTCAGCGTCTAATGCTCTAAAACCAACTACAGTATTATCATTACCACTTGTTTTAGCTCTACCAGCCTCAAAACCAAGATAAGTATTATGACTGCCAGTATTATTTCTTCCAGCTTCATATCCAAGAGTAACATTAAAACCACCTGTAGTATTAGCATATCCAGACCTATAACCTACATTAGTATTATTAGTTCCAGAAGTTTGAGAAAAACCAGCTTGGTAACCTATTGAAATATGACCAGCAGCAGAATTAACTTTTGCAGTTTGATAACCAACACCAACAGACTGACCACCGCCACCACTATTTAAAGCTTCTCTACCTAAAGCTGCATTACTTCCACCACTATTTCCCCAACCAGATTGATAACCAACATATACAGAAGATGCCGAAGAACTAACTCTACCAGCTTCAAAACCAATAGCCACAGAATCTTGACCAGCTACTACATCAAAAGTACCTTTACCTATACAAACATTTTTATTTTTAGAAGTATCACTAATAGCTTGACCAGCTCGGTAACCAAGTGTTGTATTTTCATTAGCAGTTGTAGCTGAAAATCCAGCATCATTCCCAATAAAAGTATTTCTAATACCAGTTGTTAAACTTGCACCAGCATCTATACCCATTACAGTATTTCCTTGAGGGTTACCACTTAACCCACTTGGTACTTCTCCTACATATAAAGATTCTGTATCAACTAAACAATCTGAAAGACCATTTAAGTCTGACGCACCACCACCACCTGCAGCTTTTAATACAATACCACCTGAAGCAGTTTCATATGTAAGTACGTGACCATCTGTAGATCCAAGACCTGGTATTCTTAATAAAGAAACACTTCCATTACCTAAGGTAATTTCATTAGAAGCAGCAGCAGCAGAACACTCGGCTGCATAACCTACAAGAGTAACATTTCTACCTGGTGCGTTAGTAGTACCTGCACTAGCTCCAAGTACAGTTATTTCTTTATCAGCCCCTACAGCTGTACCAGCTTGGTAACCAATAGCTGTATTAAGTATTTGAGTAGTAGAATTTAAAGCCTCATAACCAACAGCAGTACATGAATCTTGAGTTGTCACAGCGTTTAAAGCACCACCACCAATAGCTATATTATAACTACCTTCTGTTATACTCGAGGCCACTCCCCGTCCTATTGCTATATTAAATATACCTGTAGTTAAAGAATACAGACTTGATGATCCAACACCAACGTTTCTACTACCAGTAGTGGATCCAGAAACACCTTCTCCACTTTGATAACCAATAAAAGTATTATCACCTCCAGTACAAAATGCTCCAGCTTTAAAACCAACGTTTACATTATGACGTGTTGTAGTGATTGAAGAACCAGCCTGAAAACCTATATTTGTGTTTCTAAATCCAGTAGTATTACTACTTCCAGCATCAATACCTAAAAATGTATTTCCTTCAGGATTACCTGATAATCCAGTAGGAACAAACCCAGAATATAATGAAGGTGAAGTACCAGTATCAATTAAGTAAGGATAACCACTTAAATTACTAGGTGCTATTTTTTTCATTGTTGTGCCTTGATAACCTACAAGAAAATCTACATTAGATGAATTTGTTTCTGTGGTGAAAGCTGAAAATTTTATATTTGCCATTTTATATTTTTATTTATTTAAGGTGCTATTTCTTGTACCATGAAATTAGTACCAACTTCTGTTATACATTTATCTCCATTTTCTGCTAATACAAAAAATGTAACAGGGCTAGGACCTCCACCACCTTGTATAGTTAATGGGACTGCTAATATTGCGTTAGCATTAGCTAACATACTTGGTCCACCTGGCATACTAGTATAGTGCTAAGATTTCGCTACAAGTTGTACCAGTTCCAAAAACTCTTACTACTTGTAAAGGAATAAATGATGAATCAGGGACATTAGTTAATGTAACATCGTCTCCTGAAGCTGTTAAAACTCTTAATGTAGATCCTGCTCCTCCAGTTCCTACAAATAAAGTAAAAGAAGTTTTACCATCTTGATTTGGAGAGTATATGTTGTAAGCACCTGCGGCAGTAGAGCCTGTCGTTTTTACAGTGGTTGGTGCAGTTACACCCAATATAGTGTTTATCGCACCGGGAAAAGCACCTGTATAACTTTGATAAATAATACCGCCTGTTACATTGTATCCGTTAGCGTTAGTTACTGAAGGTGTAAAATTTTGACCAGCATCTGTTAAAACATTTGAGCCTCCACTTGAGTTAGTTCCAGTTGTTAAAATACCAGGTTGTGGTATATTTATTGTATCACTTGGAACTACAAACAGTGAACTATGTGGTTGATTATTTGCCATTATTTTTTATTTTTTAAATATATTTGTTGCTTTTTCTGTCGTGCGTCCGCCAAAATAGGCTAAGACAACGGCCATCATGACCTTCTCGAAAGTGTCATTCCATAATGCATTTATTTGAAATGGTATACTTTCAACACTGTCTAATATACCAGCTAGCGAGAAAATAGTAATACACCACACTAAAACTAGTGGGCGTACATTTTTCGACATCCAAGAATCAGACATAGAATCCGCTTGCCAACGAGTTGTTATAGCTTCTATTTCTTTATTCTGTTGTTCGTATATTAATTGTTGTAATTTTATTTTGTCATCATTAGAAACATCTGCTTTAGTTATTTCAGCAATAGCTTCTTGTGGTGACATCACGCCTTGGAGTACATTCCCCAGTGTAGGATTTATAACTGATGCAGCTCCGAATAAAAGCTTTCCAACAGTTGTATCTTTAAATTTCTTTTTAGGCATTTTTATAAGCCTCGTCTTCCCAAGGCAGATTTTTTGCTCCTTCGTTCATTTTAGATCTTGGATAAACTTTACCTTTCCAGTAAACGTTTTTATCGTCATAATCAAGATCACCACGTTTCATTTGGTCTATATGAACCATTTCGTGCTTAACTACTTTATCAAGCATTTTAGGATCTACATCTTTGTTTATAATAATTGTACCATTATTATTGGCTTTACCCATAACATTGTCTTCCATATCTACGTGATATATTGGAGTACTAAATAATTTTTTATCGTATGGAGGATTATTTAATTTAAAAGCCATATTATTTTTTGTAAGGAAACAATTTATTTAATGCTCCTTTTCTGGCTTCACAACCGCAAGGGATGTTTAGTCCCTTGCTCATTGTGTCAACCATTTTCTTAATGCCTGTAGCTTTAGTAAACTTCTCTACGCTGTCTCCTAAACCTGTAGACTTCATAATTATGCGTATGTAGCTCCGCTAAAATATAATTGCTTTGGAGTAGCCGCTTGATCTTTTGGTAAAGATACTGTAGATACAACACCACCTGGATTAGCTGTTAAAGCTTTAATAGCCGCGTCGTAAATTACATTTGCTTTTCCATTTACTAAAGTTGGATCTGTAGTAGCTACAGTGTCAGCAAAAACTCCAAAAGTAATTGTTTTTGGGTTAGTTGCACTACCAGCTCCTACTGATTCTTTCATACTTATAACTAAAGTTTTAGTATTTTGTCCGTTTCCACCAGTAGCAGCTATTTTTGCAATATTATCAACGTTTATTAGTACATCATAAGATGGACCAAAAGGCTGAGTTGCAGCTGTATTGATGCAAGGAAATTTAATAAATTTTGCCATTTTGTTTTTGTTTTTGGTTTTGTTAATGTTTATGTTTGACTAGGTTTATACAGTCCTATCTGTTTGTTTTAATTTCTAGGATCGTTATCTCCAAATTGATTTTTAATAGCTCTAGCTAATTTTCCGAATCCTCTTAGTTTTTCCTTTTCTTCTTTGGGCTTGTTTTTATTAGCTTCTGCTTCAGCTTTTAGTCTAGCTAAATTAGCTTGACCTTTTGCTAATTTTGCTGCATTTTCTTTTTTTAATCTGGCTTTACGTTCAGCTGGTGTTTCAGTGTTTTTAGCAGGTGAATCATAACCCATTTCAGCTGGACTGTGCCCCATGTGTAAAGCTGACTTTGAATGCTTAGACATCCATGAACCAGAAGCGTGCTTAGCTACTGGGTTATCATGTAATAAGTTGTATTTTTCTTGTTTTGCAGACTCCATTTTCATAGCTGAATCTTTGTGACCCATTTTCATAGCTGAGTCTTTGTGTCCCATTTTGTTTGGTGATTTTCCGTAAGGCATAATATTATTTTTTAAGTTGTTTAATTTTAAAAGCAGTGTTTAGCCGCTGGTGATCCATGATGTTTTTTGTCATATTTCATATCGCCTGCTAATTTAGAAATATGCTTTTCATCAGCAGTCATTTTTTCATCGCTATGCCCGTGGTGATCATCGTAAAGAACATCACGTTTCAAATAATCGATATGTGCAGCATCATCTTTTACTGATGCTTTGTAGTTTTCTTTTGTAACTTTAGTATGCGCATGATCTATAGACCACTTGGCGTTACCTGTGTATTTTCCGTAATGTCCTTTATGCATTCCCATCTTGTTTTTTTTCTTTATTTGCTTTATTTATTGCTGCTATATAGTCTTCTTTATTCATACCATATTTAACAGTAAACTCATTATCTGGTAAATTTTTGTAATCTTGGTATTTTTTATTTTGTCTTTCAGTTTTTATACTAGTTTTAGCCCCAGAAACTATATCATCTTGTAATTGTTTAAAAGCATTTCTGTTTGAAACATAAACCATACCATCTGCACCTGAACTATATGCACCTTGAAAAGGAGAAGTTGATCTGTGTGATTTATTTGCTTCCTTAGCTTGATCTAAAAGCTCTACAACTTTAGGATTGTCATAATCTGGAGCATCGTCTCTACCACTTGATTCCTTAGAAAGTCTCATTGCTTCTTCTTTTAATTTTTCTCCATGCTTATAAAGTGGAGATTTTTTCATAAATGCTGATCCAAATTTTGTCATAACTTATTTTTTTGAACAACCAAAGTTTTTAGCGTAGTTAGCCATTTTAACAACTTCTTCGCTGTATTTATCTTTCTTAGCCATAACAGCTGAAGCGGCTGAACAAGCATCTTTAAAGCCGTTCTTTTTAGCCCAAGCCGTAAACTTGCCTTTATTTTTTTCCTTTATTTCAGGAAATTCTTTAAAAAATGGAGAATTATACATTATTTATATACTTTAGCTTTGCTGGTAATTGGTCCAGCTTCATATTTACATGGAAACTTTAATACTTCCATGCCTGTAATACCAGAACTAGAACCCACAGCGTGAGGTCTACCTGTTTGATCTAATGGTCCGTCCCATATAGCGTTTTCACCTACAACTCCGTGTACGTTTTTAGACGCCATTGTTTTATTATAATTTGGATCTGTTTTATGCATCATTTTTTTATTTATTTATTTTAAACATCATAGGCGCGTTTACTGAGTTTTGTCTGTCAAATAAACTACCAAATACACCTCCTATAGCTGCTTGAGCTTGAGGATTAAAAATATTATTTAAACTAGAAAAACTAGGAGGTACATTTGTTAATTCTTCTTGTGGGTTTAAATCTATCATACCTCTTCTTCTCATTATTTCTGAATCACTACTAGCATCTTCTAATTTTTCACCTTCACCTAAAACATATTTATTACCTCCAGGCATATCATCATCTCTAGCTGTTGTTCTACCTGTTCTTTTACTATAGTAAAGATTATCATCACCTTGATAGTTTTCAAAACCTTTTGCAGCTATATCTCCATATTTAGAATATCCAAAATCTTGAATATTACTAGCATCTACTTGACCAGCGCTTAGTCCGCTTTGTAAAGCAGCTTTTTGTATAGCACCTTTTCTTCTAATATCTTGCATTGTTTTTGAAGAAACTAAAGGACCGCTAATGTTTCCAATAGCTCCGGTCATGCCAGGTAAGTAAAAAGGGCTTTTGCTCATCTTTGCTTGTCGTTGTTTACGTTATAAATGGCTTTTGTCATAACTTTGTCAGTATATGAATCACCATTAATTATTTTATTACGCCTACCAGTATTTATATCTTCCTCGCCTAGCATTATTCTATATATTCTACTTATTAATTGCTTACCTTTGAAAGATACTTTATATATATGGTATTTTTGAGTGGATCTGTTTCTATGTCTCCATACAACTATCCAACCTTCTTTTAGCAGCCTGTTCCATCTGCGATTATCCCAACTGTATGAGTATACACCCATTTCAAAATCTTTTTTAGTAAAAAAATCTATACAGTCAAGATATATTAAAAGTTCTAGATCTGCATCATTTAAATTGTTGTTTTTACAAGCCCATTTTCTTATGATGCGATAGTGCTTCATTAGGTTTAGTTCTCTAATGTCACTAGCATCTAGTCTCATACTACAACGACAACGTCTGCAGATTTAATTACGTGATATGAATTATCACCAACTTCAATTTTATGACCAGCATGACGATCAAAATATATAGTATCAGTTTCTTTGACACCAGCTACTTCTGCTCCAACAGACACTACATCTGCTTTTACATATCGTATATCTTCACGTTGGTTTTCTGCAAGAAGTAAACCACCTTTCGTTTTGGTGGTTCCTTCTTTAATTTTGTTTATTATTAAGTTTCTACCTATTGCCTTCATCTATTCTTAAATTATTGATTACACAATCAGTAGACAATATTGTTGTTGCTACAGAAGCTGCATTTTGAAGAGCGCTCTTGGTGACAAGTAGTGGATCTATAATACCTGACTTGATCATATTTACCATTTTTCCTGTAACCACATTGTAGCCTTGTCCTTTTCTAACGGGTGTTTCTACGTTGTCAACACCTGCATTTTCAAGTATTGTTTTATAAGGTGCTTTAATAGCTTCTAGTAAAACTGTTTCACCAATAGACTTAGCATTAATATTTGTAGCAGCGTTTAATAGAGCAATACCACCACCAGGAACAATCCCTTCTTTAATAGCAGCTTTAGTAGCGCAGATAGCATCTTCAACTCTATCTGTCTTTTCTTTTAATTCTATTTCTGAATTAGCACCTACTTTTACAATAGCTATTTTAGCTGATAGCATTGCTAATCTTTTTTCAAGTTTAACAAGTTTGTTTGGATTTTTTTCTTCTAAAAGTTTTTCTTTTATATCCTGTATAACCTTATTAATTTCTTCTGTGCTTTCGTTTATTTGCAATATTGTGTCTTCATGTGATGTTACACTTTTCAAGCATGTACCTAAATGATCTGGCTGTATCATATTCATGTCATCACCTAGATCTTCATTTATAATGGTAGCACCAGTAAGCATAGATAAATCTTGTAGCATTTGCTGTTTGTTTATACCGTACATAGGCGCGTCAATCACATTGACTTTAATGTTACCTTTTGTTTTATTCATAGCTAGAGCTGATAAAACACCTTGTTCTAAGTCGCCTATAATAAGCAAAGGTTTATTGTTTTTTATTACATACTCTAGCACAGACTGTATCTGTCTGATAGTATCTACTGGTGATTCTAATAATAAAACAAGAGGTTTTTCTAATTCTGCAGTCTTACTAGCTTTGTTAGTAATAAAATGAGAATTTTTTAGCCCTTTTTCATATTGAACACCATCAACAACCTCTACACATGTTTTACCATCTGATGAGGTTTCCATCATAACAACGCCTGTGTTGTCAACTGCTCTGAAAGCATCTGCTATTATTTTACCAAGTGCAGGTTCGTTGTTAGTCGATATTGTAGCTATTTGATCTATCATTTGACCTTTTACATCAACTGATAATGATTTTAAATACTTAACTACTTTTTTAACTGATTCGTTAATACCGTCTTTTAACTCTCTTGAGTTTGTTTTATCTACTACTTTATAAGCTTCGAGTAATATAGCATGTGCTAATACTGTAGCTGTTGTAGTTCCATCTCCTGCTTCTTGTACGGTTTTACGTGCTGCTTCTTTTAAAAGCGTTGCACCCATGTTTTCCACTGGATCTCGCAGTATTATTGAATCTGCGACTGTTACACCATCTTTTGTGATTATTGGTCTTCCAGTATGATCTTCTAACATAACGCATTTGCCGCTAGCTCCGAGTGTAGAGCTAACAGCGTGCGTTAATTTTTCAATTCCTTTAAATACATTATCTCTGGCTTGGTCACCAAAGTTAAGATTCTTGACTATTAAGTCTGACATAATTTAATTTGATTTAATTTTATTTAAAAAGACTTATAATTCCTAATATTGCTAAACTATAAGTTAGTATTGTTGTTAATACTCCTATAATACCTATAGTCATAACAACACTTGGTTTTAGTTTTTTCATTCAAAAGTTTTTACTACTTTAGGTCCTTTCAAGTATTCTAGCTTTTTAGTGTAGTGTTCTACAGAGCTATCAATTGCTTGTTCAGCGCCTTCAATAGTTTCTCGTCTTGTAACGTCGGCCCACTCGTCTTCTAGAGTGTGGTGTTCGGTTTGATAAAAGCCATTTGGTAGTTGCACTATACGCCAGTTTTTCTTTTCAGCTACATGCTCCCATAATTGTCTGGTTTCATCGGATACTTGTGGTTGACTAGACCACGAATTAGTCTGATAATAAATTGTCATTGGTTTTGGTTTTTATGTTATTATTGGTTTGCACTTTCCCGTGCCGGGTATATTTTATATACTTACTTGGTTTTAGTGAATTTTACTATGAGTATATTTTTATCTCTATATAAACTTCGTTTAACCCTTCAGCCGCAGCTCCTGTAGTGCCATCATAGTTTTGAAGATCTAATTCTGTTTCAAGACTCCAAGAAAGTTTTTGATAATCATTTCCACCACCACTACCAGCAGTAAACCAAACCTTTTGCTCTGGCGCAACGCCTCCTGTTATAGTTGCTACGTATTTGCCAACACCAGTTCTAGCCCATGCGATTGTAAGACCTGTGTCATTTGCTAATAAATTAATTGTTGGTTGGCTACCGCCAGCTCCACTAGAAGCATTTAATCTAGCTGCATATGAATTGTATCCTAAAGTTACTTGCTTTGCTATACTTCCTACTGTAGCTGTTTTAGTTGAATTAGGCGTAGTCGATACGTCTGTTATTACAACTAGATCACCATCTTGTGGAGTTACTGTAGGATATGAATTAATTATTGCCATATTTGCTTAATTTTTTTCTACTCTGTTTGTTTCTGGATTATAAGTATGTGTATGAGGTGTAGTACCGGCTCTATCGTGAGCACGCTCTCCAGCTGTCATTGTATTTCTTTTCTGACCTTCTGCTGTTAGTGTACCATCTGGGTTCATATGCCCGCGTTTTTTTAATAATGCATAGGCAAAACCTTTATCACCTACTTGAGCTATCAATCTTTTTACTAATTGATTACGACCCATGAACTTTTGTGTCTCCATATATCTATATATACTTACAGATAAAGTGAAAAACTTACAAAACGTGACAATAGCCTGTTACTTATATACCTTATAAGGCTTATGTCACACTTTTTTTAAAAGGATAGCTTATATCGAGTTGTGGTGTTCAACTATCGTGCCAAACTTTATTTTTTTATGTAAAATTAACATATTTTAACAGGGCCCACCTTGTTTTTTATACATTTTATTATATTTTTTACATTTTTATATAATTATATATAATATTTTATATTTTTTTTACAAACAAAACACAATACATATTGGATAATAATAATGTAAATACTTAATAACTAATAATAATAAATAAATAACTTAACTATGCAAAATTTAATTTCAAAACGCTTCGTAATTCGCAAATCACTTATTGGCAAAAATCAAATCATTGAATGCACTTTCAAAAGTGGCAAAACTTTCAAGTACAATCATGACAAAGTGTACAATATAATGCAAAATAAACTACAAAATATGCCTTGCTTTATTAAATACAAATCTTACACTTCATCAACAAGTGTACCAGTAATTCTTCGTGACAAAGTAGTATTATAATTACTACTTGTCATGACATACTGTCACATTTCGTGCAAGACATTTACTATAATCTAAACTAATAAACAATTATACACTTATAAATAATACTTATATGAGAACATTCATACACACTATTGTATTCAAAATCAAGTCATTACCAATAAAAGTTGGAAGATTCAGTGACTTCTTATAATGGAATTACAAACAAACTACAATTATCTTTGGATAATATAATAAAATAAACTAAATAACTATGCACTCTTTACAACAATTAAATTCTATTTATACAATTATTAACAATAATAATTTAAACATTCAAACACCTACTACAAAACAATTATCAACCTTTATTAAATATTCATCACTAAATATTAATAAAAATATAACTACTGAGCAAAAACTTACATTATATTACCTTGACCAACTATTTAATATATCATCTTTAATAAAATAATAACTAATAAAACTAAACAACTATGCAACACAGAAATATACCTTATGAATATCGTGAGTGGACATATGAAGGCACTAAATGCTCTGCATACACTTGCAAATACTTCAACTTCTATCCTTATCACATTATGTCTTTCTCTACAAATACAGAACAAGATATGATCACTCAAATTGATGAGTACGTAGATAACCGTGAAGTATACAAAATCAAAAGAGACTTGTCTACTAATGCTGCAAGTGAATTCTATAAAACATTAACTTATAAAGGTGATTAACTATGCAATTTATACAAATAACTAATAATAAAGAGATAGATATGACTTCTCTTATACTAAAACAAATGAGTGGCGAGATCACTCGTGATGAAGTCTTAAAAATAATTAAAGAAAACTATGAAAAGAAATAAACTACTAACTATTGCAGCAGTGTTTTTTACTGCAGTATACTTAATATTTATGTATAATAACTTACAGAATAATAAAGTAAGTAAGAATTATGAAGTATGGTATACAGAACAAGGTGATATTCTTGGTTATAATGTGCAAATAATGCACGATGGTGAACTAATAACTTATTTTATTGAAAATGAAAAGAAGTAAAAAAAGAAAGTTTTCACATCACAAACTACTTCAAGTACAAATAAAAATGCTTGAACAAGAGTACTATGATCGACTTAACTCTGAATTACCTCAATGGCAACAAGAGCTTTACAAATAAAATACAATTACTATTGGATAATATAATAAAATAAAACTATGCAAAAAATAAAATTCCTACCAAACAATCAAATTTTACTTAACAACCAAATTTATCAAGGTTATACTATAGGTGAACTACCAAATACTTTCGGTTTTATCTACAATCAAGATAAAGATCAAGACGGTATTAGCGAATACTTTAACTACAAAGGTCTAACTTATGTACGTAAGTAATATGCGCGAGTTGCTAATCTATGCAGAGCAACAAAAGAAATTACGTGCAAGCGAGCATAGGCGCAAGCACGCCCACGATGGTTTGTGCAGTGGACTGAGCGATGTCGAGTACAATCGAGTACGAGTCAGACAGAAATCTACCTTTTCAAAGGCTAGAAAGTTCACTCACAACCGTATGTGGCGAGATAACACTAAGAAATTTACAGTAGAACAATTAAAATTAATAAAAACACTATGACAAATTATCAACTTGAGCAATTTATGCTCGAAGAACAGTTCGTAAAGCGTCTGCTTATCGACTACAATATCAGAGAAGTAACAACACGGCGTCAAGCTAAAAACGGTACTCGCGAGTTTGAGTTTCCTGTACCTTGTTATACTAAAGAAAGACTTAAGTGGTTTGAAGAACGTAATAAACAGCAAAGTCTTCAATTAACACATAGTAGATCGTGGTTTCCAAACTCTAAATTAAAAGACTTACCAAGATTAAGGCTAGCTTGTTTCAAATCAGGTTATGTACGTAAGCAAAACGGTCAATGTCGAGCGTATCAAATAAATCCTACATTTACTCAAAATCAAAGATATGTATGGATGAGACAAGGTGAATTTACTGAAAGCTCAGAGTTATATACACAAGAGTATACAACTAAAGCTCGAGCACGTATAACTTCACCACTTGTACGATTAAACTTTATGTTAAAGTATTACCTTAAAAACTATGCGTGAAAGAGCTATAAAAACAATACTAGATCTTACTGACAAGTATTCTAGACAAGAATTAGAATCAATAAAAGATACACTAGAATTAGTAGCACTTAGCTACGACGTTAAAAAAATACTATTATGAGTAAAATGAAAGAAATAGATCTTATAGCGCAAGGCGTGGCAGATCACTGTAAAGAAATAATGTATGACACTGTAGAGTGGCAGATAGCAAATCAACCTGTTGACGGCGATGACTATAACAATCTACACAGTTATGTAATGAGTAAAGCAATAGAATATCTTTACAAACAAAATACAAACACTGTTGGATAATATATATGTAACAAATAAAATAAATAACTATGTATTGTAAATGTGGCACTACTGTGCACCCTGTGAGATTAAACCTAGGTTATAAAACTTGTGTTCAATGTTCAACTACTAAAACATATTCGTATGTTCCTATTATCGAGCACAAAACAGGTAATACAATACAAATTGTCAGTCAAGAAGTAAGTGCATCAGTGCACAGAGCTTGGCGACGTAAATAGCTAGACGAGTAGCTTAATTAGGATTTAGGTGGGCGAATGCTGTAAAGATACCACGACAAATGGTACCTAAATCACATAAGTGAATAGCTAGCAAATAGCTACATGATTAAAGGCGTAATTCCTTAGCGGGATGCGAAAAACGGCTCGATGATTGTAGCTAATGGGCGTGAAATGGTTAGTATCACCTAACAGGTAAATCGCGGTCTTGGCTTCCTTGAGGTATCAGTTGTACAAAGCCACGCGTAGTGACAGTGATAAACGCAGGTTCGATTCCTGCCACGTCCACTAAATTATAAATTATGGAAAAATGTAACGGATGGACTAACTACGCTACGTGGCGTATTAATTTAGAAATACTATCAGATATGGAATTTGAAGATCAAGTTTCTGCAGATTATTTAGAAGATTTAGTAGAAGACTGCGTATTTACTAATGCAGTAGTAAAAGATTGTTTAGCGGCAGATTACGCTAGAGCTTTTATTGCACAAGTAAATTTTCATGAAATAGCTGAAAGTATTAATATAGAATTACAAACAAATTACGAATAATAACGGATAATATAATAAAATTATGACAAGACTTACACTTTATCAAAGACTAAAGCCCGAAGTTAAAGGCGCTTTACTATCAAACATGGTTGACTATGAAGGTACTATTACAAGTATTATTGAAAAACTTAGCAACGAAACATTTTACTCTAATCTAACAATCAGTGACATTAGCTCATTATATACATTTTCAGATATAGAACTTATTAAAGTTTCTGCTTGGGATTTTAAATACGGTGATAACATTTTAATATCAAAAGATTATGAGTAATATAACATGGTGCGAATGGACAAAATCTGAAGCTAAACAACGAGCTCAGAATAAAGCTTTTGCTAAAATTAGCTTTATAGAACTAGAGAACAGAACTTACAAAAGAGATATTAAAGCAGGTGGTGACGGTAGATTATCAGTTGAACTACTACAACGCTGCTTAAACTCTAACGAAAAAGAATTACTAACATGGAAATACATTGCTAAATTAATAGAAACAGATGAATAAAATACTAACAGACGAACTAATAGAACAAAAACTAAAAGAAAAATACGAGTACCCAGAAGATCCTGATCAAGATGTAATGCTTGAAATACTGCAAGATGAGTATGAATTTAAACTAACAGATGAGTGGTCAAGAGATCCTGACTATTCTATATATGCAGAAACTACAGCCGACGGCTACGAAGTGTGGGTTGCTACTAATGGTGATGGTAGAAATGTGTGTATCAACGAAGACGTACATTACTATGAAAGCGATTTATCTGATAGACTTAAAGATGCTATGTTTGATTATTGCGAGCTTATATACGTAGATGATCTAGAAGCTGACTATGTAGAAGATGCTATTATGTATGCATATCAAAATTTATATGAAGAAAAAGAAGAAGAAATTACAGATGAACTTATTGAACAAGGTTACGAGTGGCCTGAAAAAGTTGAAGTATAATGACAAATGAACAAATGGAAATAATAGCAGATCTAGTTGTACAAAAGCTAGTTAAGCTACAGCAAGATGGCGAAATATACTTAGGTTTAGCTCAAGAAGATTTAATATTATCTGAAATAGCTAGACTTACAACTCTATTGTCATCATACGAAGAAGACGAGCACTATGAAGCTGCCGCTATAATACTTAATAAAATAAAACATTTAGAAAACAAATTAAAAAACTTATGATAAAACCAATGCTTGCATACAAAGTCGGTAAAAAAGAAATCGACTGGTCTGCAAAGACTTTTATACAACCTAAGCTTGATGGTGTACGTTGTATATTTACTAAAGATGGTGCGTACTCACGTACTGGCAAAGAATTTAAAAACGTAGCTCATATTGAAGAAGATCTTAAAGATTTCTTTAATAAATATCCTAACACAGTACTTGACGGTGAGTTATATAATCACGATCTAAAGCACGATTTTGAAAAGATCATATCTTTGGTCAGAAAACAAAAACCAACAGACGAGGATCGGTTTGAAGCTGGTAATCTTGTACAATATCACGTATATGATACTATATGGAACGACGTTACGTATGAAGATCGTTACAATTGGCTAAGAATGAACTTACCAATATACAAAACTATGACACTTATTGCTAATACCACAGTTGATACTATGGCTGAAGCTAAAATGTTGCACGACATACACTTAGCTCAAGGTTACGAAGGCTCTATGCTACGTACAAATGGCTTGTATGAGCAAAAACGATCTTACAACTTACAAAAGTTTAAAGACTTTAGTGACACTGAAGCTACAATTATTGGCTATGAAGCAGGTAAAGGCAAGTTTACAGGTCTTATTGGTAAATTCTTTATGCAAGATGATGACGGCAATAAGTTTGGCTGTCCAATCGGTAAAGGTTACAACTTCAAAGATCGTAAGTTTATATTAGATAACATACATAACTATATCGGTGAGCGTGCTACATTTACATATTTCCAACGTACAAATGCAGGTAGCTACAGGCATCCGTTATTTAAAACATTACGTAATTATGAGTAAATTAATATGGAAACTATATCATCAAAATATGATATCAGAAGAAGTAGTAGGAATATTATTAGATAAATTATACGAATGAATATATTTTACTTACATAATGACCCATACAAAGCTGCAACATACTTTTATGATAAACATAAAGTTAAAATGATTTTAGAATCAGCTCAAATGCTTTGTACTGCACATAGATACTATGGAAATGAAGATGTGCCTTATAAAATAGCTCATCTAAATCACCCATCAACAATATGGTGCAGAGAAAATGACAAACAATACAGATGGTTATTTAATCATATGTTAGCTTTAGGTAGTGAGTATACTAAACGCTATGGTAAAAAACATTTATCAATAGACAAATGCTTTGGTCCATTATCTTTTTTACCACCAAATATACCTAAGGATAAACAATTTACTGAACCACCACAATGTATGCCTGATCAATATAAAGTTCCTGGTTGTAGCATTACAGCATATTGGAATTATTATGAAGGTGAAAAATACTTAGTGGCTAATAAAAACGAACAATTAATAACTAGACCAGATGAAATTTTTAGCAACATTACTAGTAACAGCTACAATATACCATGCTGACCCTGCACAATGTAATGCAGATTATTTAACAACTGCATCACTTAAAACTATAAACAAATCTAATCCACAAGGACATCGTTGGATAGCGGTATCACGTGATTTAGAAAAATATGGTTTTACTTTTGGTACAAGAGTTTGTATCGAAGGTGCAGGATCATATGATGGTTATTGGACTGTTGAAGATCGCATGAACAAAAGATGGAAAAACCGTATAGACTTTCTTGTGAACAAAGAAATAAAAGGAGGTAAATGGTATAATGTAAAAATAACTATAGAATGAGTAGAATAAAGACGTATAAGCATCTAATACAAACAGATGCATTTGGAATAAGAACCAAAATTAAAAATTTTGTTAAACCAAGGGTGACAAAAGCCCGTAAAGATAATAAAGTAAGAGGCTAATGTCACATGACAGAAACATAAAATGGCTTAATGATAGACGTGTTATTTATAGGCGTAATCCTGTAAATGATGTGCCTAGCATTAAAACCGCATTGTATGAATACTATGAAGATGGTACGCACGAAGCTTATCACTTGTTTAATAGCAAGGCTAAGATAACTACGTACCGTTCTTTAAAGTGGCATTTTTATGTTTTATATTATTTAAACGAGGACTGGCTATCTCCTTCTAGCATGACTTATATATTTAAGTTTATAGCAAATAAAGAAAATGGTTTTGTTACATTTTTCATTAGTGACAAAAAGCTAGAAGACATGATTGAAGATGTTTTAAATAACGGTGGCGAACCACCTGTTAACAAAAAACGTAAAATAATATTTAATGACTATAGCGGTTTAAAGCCTGAAGAAAAAATGAGTATAGTTGGTAAATTAATTGGCAGATTAAAACAAGTTGATGAAGAAACTATTTATCAATGCATGCTAGATTTAAATGAGTTTGGTAAAAAAATAACGTGGAGCAAAGTAGCAGGCTTGCTTAACTGTTCTACTAGAACTATTCAACGCAACATTAATGATGCTTTAAAGCAAGAAAAACAAATATTAAATGAAGAAATATAATGTACAAAACTATATAAGGTATAAAGAAGATCTTAAAAAGTCTATGCCTGATGATAAGTTTTACGACTATTATAGTCGTGACGAGCTTATTGTAAAGTTTCTACCTCTTGTAGAAAATCTAGCACGTAAGTTTTCAACTACGCAACAAGCGTCAGGCGTTTTAAGCATTAATGATCTTATACAAATCGGCTCTGAAGGACTTATTAAAGCTGTAGACAAACTTGATTGGCTACAATTATCTGAGTCTGAAGACATCGAAAAAACATTAAAGTCGTTCTTTGCAAAACGAATAAAAGGCATTGTTAGAAGACGTATAGATATGGCTCGTGGCGGTATGCGTATACCAGAACATAAGCTAAATGAAATACGTAAAAATCCTAAAGACAAAAAGATGGTTGAAATATTTTTCAACAGTATGTTTTTAAGTATCGATGCGCAAGTAACTAATGATGATGAAGAAAATATGATGTATCAAATAGCGGATAAATCAGAGCCATATAACATACAAATACTTAACGTTTATTTAAAAGGTTTAATGGAAAAATACCTTGATAAAAACGAATATGAAGTATTAAGACTTAGCTACGGTTTAGACTGTGATAAGTACCCAGCGCAGTGTATAGCTGATAAACTTGGCATTAAAGGATCAGGTGCTTATGTGCGTGTTTCTGAGCTAAAAAAGCAAGCTGTACAAAAGCTTATAGATAATGTTGATCACTCGCAAGTGCTTGACTTTCTGTAAGTTAAATATGTAAAACATCAAATCAATGTGTAATTATATTAATATACCAAAACAATAAACCATATGACCATAAATGAAAAGCTGGCAACGATCCAGACAAAATTTAAATCTAAAAAATCAAGGTTTAATTCATTCGGCAAATACTACTTCAGATCAGCCGAAGACATTCTCGAAGCAACAAAACCCTACCTGTTAGAGTTAGGAGTATCAGTAACGATTAATGAAGAACTAATCGCTAGTGATCCTATGCCAATACTACAAACTAGTGCTACAGTATCAGACGGTAAAAATCATATTGTAGCTACAGCTTTAGTTGGTGTAGACTTGAATCAAAAAGGTATGCAAGTACCTCAACAGTTTGGTTCTGCATCGAGTTACGGTAAGAAATATGCCTTAGGCAATTTATTTCTAATCGACGACACTCAAGACAGCGATGCTGTTAATACACACGGTAAAGCGCCGAAAGCAAAAAACACGTTAACCTCTAAATCAGATCCAGCTTTCAAAAAAGCTCAGGACTATATAAAAGCAGGAGGTAAGTTAAACGCTATAAAAGCTAAGTATGCCTTATCTAAAGAAGTTGAGGCCGAATTAAATACTCTCTAATGAAAGACGTATTAAAAAAGTTAGAAAATGATGAACATTATTATGGTGAGTTTGGAAAACAATACCTTAGTAATTCTGATATTTCTACATTACTTACAAACCCTTTAGCTTTAGGAAAGCAGCAAGCACCACGCCCTGCGTTTCTAATTGGTGGTTATTTTCACACGGCTATACTAGAACCTGATAAACTTAAAAAGTTTAAGGTTATAGAAGCTACAACTAGAAATACTAAAGCTTACAAGGAGATGTCTGGCGGTGAACTATGTTTACTACAACATGAGGTTGATCAGATCGAACTAATGACTGAAAAAGTATTAGCAAACGATATGTGCAGAGATCTTATACGTGGTATAAACGTAGAATACGAACGACCAGGTATTACAGAGCTTGAAGGTTTAAACTGGAAAGGTAAAGCAGATATAGTAAACCACGATGAAAAACTTATTATTGATCTAAAGACAACAGCAGATCTTAATAAGTTTAAGTGGTCTGCTTCTAAATACAACTACGACAGTCAAGCTTATATTTACAGTAAGTTATTTGGTTATGAATTTATATTTATAGCCATAGACAAGAATACCCATCAAATAGGTATATTCGACTGTTCTCCGCAATTTTATGAGAGAGGAGCTGATAAAGTTCAACGAGCATCAGAACAATATAAACTATTTTATCAATCAGAGGATTTTGATCCTCAACAATTTTTTATTAATCAAACCCTATAAACAAATGGCAAGAACCAGAAAAAACCAAACAAAAGTATGCAGTGTAACAGGATTAGAAACTTCTGTAAACAATTTTTACAAGAACCAAACTCACGTTAAAGCTGTAGATAATTTGCGACGTAATAGTAATGCTACTAAAGAGCAAATGCAACGCATGTTTAATCAAATAAATTCATACGCATAATGGCTAGTATAATTAAAGCTAGTATTAACCTTAATGAAATACCTAAAGATAAAATTATCATAGGTAAAAAAGGTAAATACTTACCTATAACAATTACGATCAATGATGAGCCAGATCAGTTTGGCAATCAAGGTCCTATTGTTGTAGCACAATCAAAAGAAGAGAGAGAGTCTAAAACCGCTAAAGTTTACCTAGGTAATGTACAAGTAGTTTGGACTAATGGCGACAACGTTGCAGCAGCACCACGTGATGGTCAACCGCAACAAGCAGCACCAGTAGCTGCACCGGTAGATGATTTACCATTTTAATTAAATTAAATGCAGACAACAGAGATCAATGGATTTTTGATTGATGAGTTCAATCAACATAAGCTAGAAGAAGGGAAAAAGCAGGGTACATGCCCTCTTTGCTCGCACACTAGAAAACCTAAGAATCAAAAGGCAAAATGCGCGTCTTATGATTGGGAACGGGGTCTCGGTACTTGTCACAACTGTAATACAACTTTTCAACTTCACACATATAAGCGTAAAGGTGAAACTGTTAAGGTATATGAAAGACCCAAACAAGAGGTTATCAAACCACCTGATACTAAAGTTGTTGAATGGTTCAAATCAAGAGGTATATCTCAGAAAACCCTTGCTGACTTAAACGTCGGCGAGGGATCTGAATATATGCCACAAACCGGTAGAGCCGAGAACACAATAAAGTTCAATTATTTTATAGGCGGTGAGTTGATAAACATTAAATACCGCGATGGAAGAAAGAACTTTAAATTATATAAAGGAGCTGAAAAAGTATTTTATAATATTGATAGCATTGTAGGTTATGACTCTTGTGCCATAGTTGAAGGCGAAATGGACGTATTAGCTTTACATGAAGCTGGTATTACAAATGCTATATCTGTGCCAAATGGTGCTACATTAAATACTAATAACTTAGATTATCTTGATAACTGTATAGATTACTTTGAAGATAAAGATAAAGTTATATTAGCTGTAGATTCAGACGAAGCTGGTCAAGCATTACAAGCAGAACTTATAAGACGATTAGGTTCTGAAGTATGCTACATAGCTACGTTTGATGATTGTAAAGATGCTAACGAATATTTATTAAAGTATGACAAACAAAAATTGGCAGAGCGTATTGAAGGGGCAAGACCGGTACCACTTGAAAATGTCACGACATTTAGGGACATTGAAGACGAAGTCACGGACTTTGTACGTAACGGGTTTAAACCTGGATATCAAGTTGGTCTTCAAAATTTTGATAACATCTTTTCAACTTATACTGGTCAGTTTATTACTGTCACTGGTATTCCGAGTAGCGGGAAATCAGATTTTGTCGATCAGATGGTTATTGGCTATAACCAAAACTATGGCTGGAAAACGGCGTTCGCTAGTCCGGAGAATGTGCCGACTTACCTTCACGCGCATAAGTTAATGCGTAAGGTTTGGCAAGGTATGCCAACAGCAGCTGATATACACGGTGATCGTTGGAATAAAATAGCTGATCATTGTAATACAAACTTTTTTCATATTGATATGGAACGATACACACTAGAGTCAGTACTTAAAAAAGGTGCTGAGCTAGTTAAACGTAAAGGTATTAAATGTCTTGTTATTGATCCATTTAATAAAGTTAGAGACGTTGATTGTAAAACAGAAGACGTTAACAGATATACAATGGAGTACTTAACTAAAATTGAAATGTTTGCTAAAAAGTTTGACGTTTTAGTTTTTGTAGTAGCACATCCTACTAAAATGTATAAAGACAAAGATGGAAAAATTGAAGAACCTACAATGTATAATATCAAAGGAGGTGGTGAATGGTATGACGCTAGTTATCATGGCATATTGGTGCATCGGGATTATGAAGAAAAAACAGTCAAAGCTAAAGTGCTTAAGGTAAAGTTTCAAAACCTCGGTGAAAACGGAGCTGAAGCATATTTTAAGTGGGAACCAAAGTCTGGTTGTTTTATACCACATGAGCCTGTAAGTATTAATGATGAACCTATGCCGTGGGAATAAATGGCTTGGAAGAAAAATAAGATAAACATGGGTAAGTATAATGCTACAGAGCATGATCTTAAAGCATATAGATGGTGTATACGTAATAAAATATATATTGCACCAAAAGCTATTAATGATGCTAAATGGTCTATAGTAATAACAAACAACGGTAAAACCTATGAAGATCCTAGTCATTATATTAGAGATTTAATATGGGAAAAGATTTACGAATATTATAAATATTATTATGAAAAAAACATATCAAAACGCTAATGAAGCATACGAAGCTGTACTTAACAACATTATAGTTGAAGGTATAGACTTTGGAGATACTAAAGCTGTATTTAATTGTGGTTTTTATATAATGGATCCAGAAGATAATTATATATCAAACAGACAACGTAATTGGAGTTTAAAGTATGCAGAAGCTGAATGGCAATGGTATTTATCTGGTGATCCAAATATTAAAAAGCTTGGTGAACTGTATGGTAAAATACCACCTATATGGGAACGTATGGCAGATAGTCACGGTAATGTTAATTCAAACTATGGTTATCAATGGAGACGTAATTGTCAAATAGATTATGTATGTGCTAAGTTAAAGTCTTGCAAAGATACTAGGCATGCTGCTATAAGTATTTATGATGCTAAAGAAAACAGCAAATATCAAAAAGATACGCCTTGTACTTATGCAATACAGTTTACAATTATAAACAATGAGCTTTGTATGTCAGTCTACATGCGTTCTAATGACATCTGGTACGGTTTCTGTAATGATCAATATCAATTTTCATCATTACAAAAAATGATTGCAGAGAGACTGAATTTAAAAATTGGTTGGTATTACCACCACGCACATAACATGCACTTATATAACAATAAACTTTAAAATTTATGTATTATTTATACCATATACCAGGTAAAAAGATTGGTGTTACACGTGATCTTAATACACGGGTTACCCTTATACAAGGCTATAAGGAGAATGAGTATGAAGTTCTTGAACAGTCAGACGATATAGATTATATATCAGACCGTGAAATAGAACTTCAAAAGTCTTACGGCTATAAGGTCGATAGAAAACCATATAAACACTTATTTAATAAAATGAATATAAACGCAACAGAACAAACCTCAACTTTCCCTTGTCCAGTTAATAAATTAAAAGGCAGGCTTACGGATAACATAGGTCTTACTTGGCAAACAGATCACGGCCAGTTTGAAATTACAAAACGAACGATCTCATGGATAATGGCTAATGTTAAAGAGTCAATGTATAATCGTAATAGATCATATGTTTATAACAAAGCTTTTTATGAAGCATTTTTAGATACAAAGCATACGCCTAAACCTAAATATAAAACTAGTGTTGAAAAAATCCCAAACCGTTTTGAGCTTATAAGAATATGGGCAAAAGACAGAGGTTTATATGACAAGGGTAATTCACATACTCAGTACGTTAAGCTAATGGAAGAAGCTGGTGAACTTGCTCAAGCAATATTAAAGCAAGACAAACCAGAAGTACAAGATGCTATTGGCGATATGGTTGTAGTACTTACAAACCTAGCAGAACTTGAAGGCTTTACAATTGAAGACTGTATTGACTCTGCTTATACTGAAATATCTACACGTAGAGGTAAAATGCATAACGGAACATTTGTAAAAGAAACGCTATGAAGATAAGAACTAAAGATGCTATAGTACAAGCCGTGCTTAAAAAAATGGACGAACGTAGTTTAATCGGCCAAAAAAAGTATGGAGCTACAATGATGCAAGAGATCGAAGGTCAGGAAAAAGATCTTAATCGTTTCTTAGTTGATGTACAAGAAGAACTAATGGATGCACTGCTTTATATTGAAGCTGCTAAACGTTGTCTGTCTGACGAGATTGAAGAAGCTATGATCAAACGTTTTGACATTGAAGAAATAGAAGTTCATGATGAAACGACCTTATAAACGCAGACGTAAACGCGGGCCAGTACAGTCAAAAAAAGTATCATATGATGGTATTAATTTTGCATCTGGCCTTGAGCGTTATATGTATATGGCTTTAAAAAAAGAAAAAATCAAAGCTAAATACGAAGGAGAAACTTTTGTTTTATTACCAGGTTTTCATTTTGAAAACGAAGTATACGAAAGATGCAGCAATGGTAAAGGTAATTACCAAAATCGTGGCTGCAAGCGTATACTACCTATAAAATATACACCGGATTTTATTGGTGATGATTTTATAATTGAAACAAAAGGTAGAGCTAATGAGTCTTTTCCAATGCGTTGGAAGTTATTTAAAAGACTTGTTATGAATCAGTTTCCTAATTACACTTTATATAAACCACAAAATCAAAAAGAATGCGACGAGACAATAAGCATAATCCTTTCGAAGCGAAAAGGATAGCTAGGCAAAAGTATGCTGAGCGTCAAATTGATAAGTGGTGGAACTGGAGTTGGGAAGCGCGAGGTAAAATAAAATATAAAGAATTAGTAGAAATACAAAATAGATATGGAATCAAATGTTATTGATTATGTTTTAGAAAAATATCCTAAGACATTTAAAAACAAAGAAATATTAGTAGAAGAAAATGATACATGTTATTTTGTATCAACAAACAAAGATGAATCACCTTTAATATTAAGTAAAAATGTTACAAAATAAATCATGGAGTTTATCATTAGGTTTTTATCCTGGTGTATTGCTAGGCGTAAGATCTTATCATGAAGATAAACAAACAACACACGTATTATATATACCTTTTATTGACATAGCTTTAGAAATATATAACTAATGGGATTATTTGATAAAAGAATACCGTATAAGCCTTTTGAGTACCCGGAGTATTACACAGAAGGTTGGCTAAAACAAGCTCAAGCATTTTGGTTGCACACTGAAATACCAATGAGCGGAGATGTTAAAGATTGGAACGAAAAATTAAATGATAAAGAAAAGAACTTGGTCGGTAATATATTACTGGGCTTCGCACAGACGGAGTGTGCGGTTTCTGATTACTGGACCCAAAAAGTAGTAAGCTGGTTTCCTAAGTACGAAATACAGCAAATGGCTATGATGTTTGGATCTCAAGAGACGATACACGCAGTAGCATATAGTTATTTAAATGAAACATTAGGATTAGAAAATTATGAAGCATTTCTTCACGAACCAGCCACGGCTGAGAGATTTGATAATTTGGTTGCTTATAACGGTGATAATCCAGTTGGTATTGGTAAAAGCTTGGCTGTATTTTCAGCCTTCGCTGAAGGAGTTAGTTTGTATAGTGCTTTTGCAGTGCTTTATAGTTTTCAGCTTCGAAATTTACTTAAGGGTATCGGGCAACAAATGAAATGGTCTGTACGTGATGAAAGCTTACACAGTAAAATGGGTTGCAAGCTTTTCCGCGATATGTGCAGTGAAAACAATCAATTATTGAATTTATGTCGAGAAGATATAGTAAAAGCTGCGGAAACTATGGTTGATCTAGAAACTAAATACATTAACAAAATGTTTGAGATGGGTGATATTGAAGGCATATCAGCTAATGATCTTATACATTTTATAAAAAAGAGAGCAAATGAAAAACTTGTTGAACTGGGTTACGTTGACCTTGGGAACTATTTCGCGTATGACAAGGGCGCAGCGTCTAATCTTGATTGGTTCTATCATCTTACCGGCGGGGTCACTCATACTGATTTTTTCGCAATACGGCCGACAGATTATAGCAAAGCTAATGAAGGGGAAGACTTCGAGGACATTTGGTAACATAACAGAAAAAGATATATACAAAGATTTATATGAAGGGAAGTAAACAAAGCAGAACAGATCTGCTAGAAAAAAAGATACAAGCAGCAATAAATATAATTAAGCAATTGTTAGACGAAAATGCTTACTTAAAAGACTTGTCTGTAGGTACACTAGAAACTGTAAAGCTAATGCCAGGTTATGAAGAGGCAATAGAACAATTAAAAAATAAATTAAAAGAAGATGGAGAGAAAAAGAAGATGGAAGTACAGGCTGATTAAGGCTTTACGCTATACTAATAAGCTCACATCTTGGCAGAAGTTTGCGTCACGTGTTGGATACATGGGCGCAGGCTTTGTTATAGCTGGACAATGGACAATTGAACCTGTATTTTTTATTATAGGTTTTATATGTGTGATAGTACAAACATCATCACGTAAACAATGGAACTTAGTAGCTTTAAACATAAACGGTTTAATAGCTTGGATAATACACTTAATAAACGGAGTATAAAATGTGGAATAATGAATGGAAAAAAGGAGAAGATTACCCTAAGTGGGGTGATACAGACGTATACAAAAAAACTATATCAGGCGGTTACTTACTTCAAGATGAAACACCCCGTGAAGCATACATGCGCGTTGCTAAAACAGTTGCGCGTAGACTTTACAAACCTGAACTGGCCAACACGTTTTTTGATTATATTTGGAATGGTTGGTTGTGTCTGGCTAGTCCTGTGCTATCAAACACAGGGACTGATCGCGGTCTACCTATATCTTGCTTTGGCATTGATGTTGCAGACTCGATTCAAGACATAGGAAGTAAAAATCTAGAGATGATGCTACTCGCAAAGCACGGCGGTGGAGTTGGTATCGGTATAAATCAAATAAGACCCGCTGGTGCTAAAATAACAGGTAATGGAACAAGTGATGGCGTTGTGCCGTTTTGTAAAATATACGATTCTACAATACTTGCCACTAATCAAGGATCTGTCAGACGAGGAGCTGCATCAGTTAATATTAATATTGAACACTCCGATTTCGATGAGTGGCTTGAAATACGCGAACCCAAAGGTGATGTCAACAGACAATCACTTAATCTGCACCAATGCGCTGTGGTTGGCGATAAGTTTATGCGACGAATTGAACAAGGAGATAAAGACGCTAGAAAACGTTGGGGAAAATTACTTCAAAAGCGTAAAGCTACTGGAGAGCCTTATATTCTTTTTAAAGGTAACACAAACAAGAATAACCCCAGAGCCTACAAAGACAATGGCTTAAAGGTGCATATGACAAACATATGTTCAGAGATTACATTACACACAGACGAGAACCATAGCTTTGTATGTTGCTTGTCGTCATTAAATTTAGCTAAATACGATGAATGGAAAGGAAGCAACCTTATATATCACGCCACGTGGTTTCTTGATGGCGTCATGGAGGAATTTATTCAAAGAGCAAAAGGACTTAGAGGTTTTGAAAATGCCATTCGTTCCGCTACGAAAGGACGAGCACTTGGGTTGGGTGTACTGGGATGGCACACCTATCTCCAAGAAAAGGCTATTCCTTTTGAAGGTTTACTTGCTCAGTTTGAAACTAGGAAAATATTTTCGCAAATTAAAATCGAGTCTGAACGCGCTAGTATGGATCTTGCTGAGGTTTATGGCGAGCCTTTGTGGTGTGTTGGTAGTGGTTATCGTAATACTCACCTTAGGGCTATTGCTCCCACTGTTAGTAATTCAAAGCTTAGCGGAAACATTTCGCCGGGAATAGAACCCTGGGCTGCTAATGTATTTACAGAGCAGTCTGCTAAGGGAACATTTATAAGAAAAAATCCTACACTTTTAAAATTACTTAGAAAACTTAAAATCAATACAAATGAAACTTGGGATAAAATTCTGGCAGATGGTGGTAGTGTTCAAGGTCTATCTGAGCTTGATGGGGTTACAATGGGACCTCACGATGTACCAGCTAAAGACGTTTTTAAAACGTTTAAAGAGATCAATCAACTCGAACTAGTAAATCAAGCTGGTATACGCCAACAGTACATAGATCAGTCTGTTAGTTTAAACCTAGCGTTTCCTAGTGTAGCTACACCTAAATGGATTAACCAGGTCCATATGTCAGCATGGAAGAAAGGTATTAAAACTTTATATTATACTCGTACCGAGTCTGTATTAAGAGGTGATATAGCTCAACAAGCAATGAGTGAAGACTGTATAGCCTGTGACGGATAAAAACAATGAAGGGGACCTCGTTTGAGATCCCCTTCGGTTACAGGAACTTTTGGGTATGGTACGCCCATTTTATTTTTGTTCCTTATTTTTTACATACACACTGCGCGACTGGGCAGTCTGATACGTTTATAACTAGTTTTGATAATAACCAATTCCATTTACAGCAACACTTACACCAAAATGCTTGTATTGCTATTCCCCATTTTACTAATAATTTTCCCATAATATTTATTTTTTATTCATTACTGATTCATCAGCTTTACCTGTTCTAAATTCTTTATCTCTTTTTCTATCAGCTGCAAACTTTGCTACTTCTTCTTTAGATCTAGCTAGCTTACCATCTTTTCCTTTATCTTCATCAATGCCTTTTAAAACTATTTTACCGTTTTTACAAGTAAACTCGTTTTTTTCTGCATTATATTCTTTTAAGCCATTAGGACCTTTAGCTTCGTATTTTTTTTTCATTTTATCCCAAGCAACAGTACATTTATCTTGTTTAAACGGTGATTTACTTTTCATGATTTTTTTAATTTATTTTTTTATACTATAAAAGTTTTTACCTCCAGAAACACTGTCTTTCTTTATAGTCATTTGCTCCATTTGATCAATAAAGTTTTTATTCATTACTCCTTTTCTTTTCATTTGTCTTTTTTGTTTTGGAGTTAAAACAATTCTATCGCTTGTATCTATAGGATCAGCTGAACCACCATCAAGGCTTAAACCAGCTACAAAGTTTCCACTAGGTTGATCTTTTTCAAATTCAAAGGTTTGCTCTCCAATTATTTTTTTAGGATCTTCCGTGTGATTGTCATTAAGAGGTGATACCATTTTTAATGGATAATTTTTACCATCTACAGTAAAATTATCTTTACCAGCAGCTTCTGCGTCCATTTTTGCTTTAATAAAAGCGTTACCTTTTAAAGGACTTAAAGGGTTTTTTTCCATAAAAGGTGTTGAAAATTTTGATGTTTTCATGATTTTTTTGATTTATTTTTTTGACAAAAGTTTCTAGCAGCTTCTACACTACCAAAACCCCATTTTTTTAGTGCCATTGCTTTTTTAGTTGGTTCGCCTTTAGCATCTTTCATTGCTCCAGCCATGCCAGCAAATCTACAAGCAAATGACACTCTTCGCTTGTTAGTTCCTTTTGTAAGTCTCTTACCTAATGTTTTACCTGTATCTCGCTTATGCTCTGCACGCATAGCTCTATTCTGCTTTTCGTAAGCAGCTTCTTTTATATTTATTGGTGTTTTCATATTAATGTCTTGGATGTTGAACCATAGAATATACTATAAATGCGCACAATGAGAATAATAAAAATTCTGTTACGCTTTTATCAAAATCATAACTAGCAGTTTGTTTTGTAGCGCCACAGCTATAACTTAATAATAATAGTATATACTTTTTCATATTACTTTATATTTTGTTTTGCCGTTTTCCTTATATGCTTTTAAGCATTTATTTCTATTATCTTCATCATTAACATAAGATACATGTATCCAGTTAGGATTCATATCTGTACCAAACTCCCATATAAGTTGATCAAAGTTTAAGTTTTCTTTTATCCATTGATACATCTCTGCGTTGCTCTTATGTCCATAGACGTCATCTAAATCAATTGCTTGGCCTTTACAATGCTGAGAACTTGCTGATCCTCCTATGGCCTCGTTTAAAGCAGCTGATCTAAAAAACGATGTAACTTTAATTGCTCCACCAACCCATTTACGCAGCGGTTCAAATACTTTTCTAGCAGTTAAACCCATTGTTTCTACTTGAGTAGGATTAGGTGTATTGTCTATATTTTTACGCTTAGCCGTACTAGAGTGTATAGCTTCTGCATATGTTATATGATCACTTATTTTTTCCATAAATTAGAATTTATCAGCTTGATTTATCTCATCTATAGTTGCTTGAACTTCTTCAAGATCTGTAGGTAGTAATAAATCTAATCCAGCTTTAAATGTAGCTTCTTTAATACCGTTTTTAAATATAAGTAAAGTTGGAGCCATACGTACTCTATGTTTCTTTTTTGCTTTAGGAGCTTTAGCTATATCTATTCTATAGTATGTAGCATCTTTTATTTTTTCCCACTCAGCAAAACAGTTTTCTTTATTAAAATCTGCCCAAAACTCGACAACTATTGTTTCAAAATTGTTTTCACCAAAAGATGACACTTGAGCTATAACCTTTTCAAAATTATTATCATCTATCCATTTATCTTCAGGCACACTTACTTGACTAAAAGCTATTGTAGTAAATAAAAGTAAAATTAAATTTTTCATCTTCCCCTTTGTATTTCGTATAAACGTTGATCAATTTTTTCAATAGTTTCTTTAATTTCTTCTACATCTTCTTGAGTATCCATTATTGTTTGGCGTATTAACTCATCTTTTAAATCATACTCAACTCGATCTATAACAGGTTCAGGCTTTACCATAGCCTCTTGTATATCTGCTTGCAATGTATACCACATGCCAGATAAAGTTACAACAAAACCAACTATCATACCTATTGTTTTAAAATCTAAAGTTATTTTAGTATCTTCGCCTATTTGTGGTATTTTAGCCATTACTTAAGTGTTACGTTTATTCCGAAATTAGTATTAAATATTTCACGATCCCAAAACTTTACGTATTCAGCTTCAGCAAATAATCCTACTGTTTTCCATATTTTCCAGCCAAACATAATACCGCCTTGCATATCTTGCCACTGTTCAAGTTCTGCGTCTTCGCGCAGACCACCTTTACCCCAGTTGTTTCTATTTAAGTAGCTAAAGTCAACATCACCTTTTATGTATTTGTGATGACCTAATATTAAATTACCATACATGTGCATCCAAAAATTGTTTTGATAGTGATAAAAATCAAAACCAACGATAGGTGCTATCTCTCCAAAAGCATCTAATAAATCCCATTGCTCGTTGTTATAACGCATCATTAAATCGCCAAATACTGTGTTTCTGAACTCAAGATCACTGTCAGCAACTCTATTACCAGCAGGGTCAATCCAATACCAGTCATATCTTTCATTACCAAATTCATCTTCTTCTGTAAAAAATATATCGTCATAGCCATATAAAAATCCTAATTCATACCAGTAGTTTGTAGGGTATTCTTCACCGTTTATTACTTCTGTTTCATTAAGCCATATTTCTATTGGGTTATATCCAAAAGCTTGCTCGTGTGTTCTATATATTGCACCGGCAGATACACTAAACTTATTACCTATAGGTGCTCTAAGTCTAACTTCAGCAGACTGATATTTAAAACCTACATTACCAGCCTCTCTTTGCTCAGCTTTTATAATATGATACTTACCAGTGTGACGTATAAAGTATCTAGAGTTTTCAAACTCATCACCACGCTGACGTTCTTTTTCATAATGAAACAAATACTCTAAACCTTGTACAGCTGCAGTAGGTGCAGATAAAGCTATATTATTTTCTGTACCATTGTAAAAGTTAGGTTTATTTTCATATCCAAATCTAGCTAGCTTACGTATACCTAACCCTAATCTATAGTCATTTGGAAAATACTCTGTATCATCTATGACTTGGGGTATATCGTATAAGTTACCGTCTTCAGGTGGTCTTACAAAATAATCTTTACGAGGTGTTTCAAATGAATTAGAAGTATTACCAGCGGCATATACACTAGAATACTTAAATACATTATCATATATTTTTTTAAACAACTGAGCGTTACTATTAAATGTAATTAATAATAACAATAAGCATAGTATTTTTTTCATATTATTCTCCGCATTTTTTTGATGGATCATCTACTCTTCTCCAGTCTTCTTTTTCAAACCAGTCTCTAAGTGTAGCTCCTTTTTTACGAGCGCCTTTAACATTAGTTTTAGACGATCTTTTATATTTACCTTTTGCACCAGCTGATTTTTTAGAGTTAACAAGCTTCTGTCTTTCTTCTTTACTCATACTACGTATTTTAGCTAATGGTAAACAAGTTTTAGTTGTACCACCACCTTTTTGTTTATTAAGTGGAGATCTTTTTTCTTCTGCATGTGCTAAACCGACTTTATTACCGTCACCTCTACCAGACACAGCAGCAGTTCTATTACGCATTTTATTCCATGGCTTTGAGTGCATAACCGTAGCAGCACAATGCATCATTGGAGTTTTTTGTTTGTATGCCATTATTTTTTATCTAATTTTCGCATAGCTTTATTTCTAGCACACTTCATTTTTTTAGCATAACTAGGATTACGTTTGCGGTTAAACACTATTTGTTGATTTAAACTACCAACAATTTTCTTTTTATTGCCTTTTCTACTTTTAATAAGCCAATCAGCTAAAGCTTCGCAGCTAAGTTCTTTAAACTTACCTTTTGCATCTGGTGCATCAGAGTCTTTCCACTCAGGTCTTTTTTCTTTTGCCATTACAGTCTTGCATGTTTATAAACCAGTTAGCTAACTGCTTGTCTCTTCCAGTAGCTTCTTTTCTAGCTTTTAATTTTTTAACTTTAGCACAAGTAACATCGCCTCCGTATAGTTTATTAATACGAGCTTTTAAAACTCCGCGATATGCTTTTGCCATTACTTTTTCTTTTTACCTCCACCAAATTTACTTGGTCCACCAGCTTTGGTACATCTTACACCCCAACCTGAAGCATAAGCGCTAGGCCAAACTTTAAATTTTCTTTTAGCAGCAGCTTTACAAGCTGAACTTATTTTACCATATAAAGGACTACTCATCTTTTTTCTTTTTTTGTAATTCAATTATTTTTTTAACTCTATTGTCTTCGTATCGTAATGCTTTTATTTGTTTTTTAGTAAGACCTAAATCTAGTAGCATTTGCGTTTGCTCAGCTGTATTAGTATCACGCTTCATTACATCAATTTCTTGTTTTTTGCGCTCTGCTTCTGTAGGTTCTTTTGGTTTATCCCAACCACCATAATATGGTAATCCAACATCATAAGCAGAATAACCAAGAGCCATAGAAACTTTTTGCCACATTTGTGATTGCTCACTCATTATACCTCTTATGTTATTTACTTTTTTAATAACACGATCAATTGGTATATTTGTAACTGCTGTTATAATTTGAGCACCGGCTAAATAAGCTGGATTATCAAGACTGAAACCTTTTTCTTTTATTTCTTTTCTATTCCAACTAAAGCTTTTTAAACCACCTACTATTTTTCTATATTTAGAACTAATAGCTGGTGAAAAACTTAAAGCTTCAATAGCGCTTTTTTCAAACTCAGGTGTTTTCTTTTCAGACTCTTCATATATCTTCATTAGAGTATTCTTAGCAGCAACCATAGCAGCTCCTGCAATACCTAAACCTTTTAATTGAGAGTCAATCATGCCATTTGCAACTCTAGCTATTTTTTTATCTTTAGCTTTCTTTTTCTTTTCATCTTCTTCTTCATCATCATCACCAAAACCTATAGCAAATAATGCTTGTTGTAAAGCATTAAATATTAAGTTTTGCATAACACCGTAATAAGCTATTCTAGCAATTTTAACTTTTGGATCACCTCTACCTGCTATTAAATCTTGTAAATCTCTTTTTTGTATTCTTACATACTGCATCGGTGTGTTAGCCCAGTTAAGTATAACACGACCAGCTGCTGATGCTTGTTGCATACTAATTTTAGAAGGATCACTTGACTGCTGACTTTCTTCAGCTATATCTCTAAAATCATTAAAAGCTTTTTCTTGAGCTAGTTCTGGGCTCATGTCTTCTTTTAAATACTTTTTAATTCTGTTTCTATAAAAAGTAGCACCACCTGAAGCAATAGCAAAACTATCAGCGTATCTAGTAAATACAAAACCTTTACTAAGTAAATAAGCTATAGCTGCTTTTACTTTATTCTTAGAATCTTTTACAGCATCTGCTATTTCAGACTCACTTACATTAATTTTAAGACCTTTACGTCTTTGTGTTAAGTAATCAGAGTTCATAAGTGTCATAAAGTCTGACCAATATTGCTTTTGATTTGCAAATGCTTGACCTGCCTTTATGATATTATTATCACCCCAATTTATAAAGTTTACAGCAGAAATTGTTTGAAGCAATGCAGATCTTGTATTTAAGAACATTACAGCACCAACAGAGTTATTAACCCAGTCAAGTATATTACTTGTAGCATCGTTATAACCAAGTCTATTTGTACCAGCCTTCATACGCTTTAAAGTATTCTCTAAAGCTTTACGCCAACGAGTACCGTAAGCGGCTTCCATTTTATTTAAATTCTCTGGTGAAAATATAATTTCTACATTTTCTCTCCACTCTTGCTGATATTCTGCTCTGTTTACTTTATTTATACCACCAATAATATCTGTAGTTAAATTACCACCTAACCAATCTTTACCAGGTTCAGGATATGGTTTACCTTTTTGTAAAGTTATTAATTGATCTGCAAAAACCCTAAGATCTGTATTGTCTTTTACAAACTTATTTAATTTTCTAATATCTGCTTTAGACAGCCCAGGTATTGACATACCTTGTTTATTCCAAATATAAGTTCGAAGCGCATGTTGATACGTGAATTTACCAACACCTGTTTCTGTTTCTAATGTTTTAGGTAAACCCGGAAACTGCTCTTTTAAAGCCATGAAATCATTGGCAGCAGATATTTTAGCTTGTATTATAGAATCTTCAGCTCTATTGTATGGATCAATAAGGTTTGTTTTTAAGAACTCATACTGAGTTTCACCTTTTTTACCGTTACCTAATAATCTATATAATAAACCTTTGAAGTCTTCAGCTGATGAAGCCAATGTTAGCCAATCAAATCTACCTTTATCTCTACCTACTGTTCTAGCTTTTGCAGCAGAAAAAGTTTTATATGATTCAATACCCGAAGAGTCTTGTATCATATCGTTGACTATAGTGTTAAAAGTATTTTCTTTACTAGCTTTAGCTATTTGTACTTTGTACTTTACATCAACTTGATCTAAAACCTCTTTAACAGCTGCTACGTTTTTAACAGCGTCATCTGCAAAGTAAAAATCATTATAACCCTCTGCGGCTTTACTGGCAACCCATCTACCTTTAGCACTTGCTTTGCCATCACCTAAACCTGTTATGTTACCTAAAGGTATATTTATACCTAAAGCTTTCATAAATTCTTGTATAGGACCAGCTGCAGCTTGCGGTCTAGCAGTTAGTATAAATATATCTTCAGTTCCTCTAGCGTTAGCAATATTTTCTGCTACTTTAAATAAAGGTCCTTTTTTACCATCAATAACTTTTTCAAACTGACTAAAATCAAATGTAGCGCCTTGAGCTTCAAGATCACCAGCTTGTTCAGCAAATTGCGTAGCATTTATTTCTGTAACAGCTCCAGGTATTTGTTGTAATACTTTTATTTGTTGCTGATCTGTTAAGCTGTTAAAAGTTTGCTTATAGCTTGGTAGATTTTCAAATTCTTTTTTAAATAATCTTCTGGCTATTATATCTGCCATTTCACTACCACGTTCTAAAAAAGGCATTGTAACAATAACTTTACTCTTAGATCTAGCTAATGTATCATCAAAATCAAATATTCTAGCTTTTTTAATAGGGTTATTTAATTTCCTAGCAATTCTTGCAGCAGCATCTAAATTACCTAACTCTTTAACAACTTCTATAGAGTTATTAGAATTTTCACCTTCAATGCTAAGCTTGCCAGCCATTTCATTATTTATAGGAGCAACGCTGTTTTCTTTAGCTACAATTGGAGCGTCTTTTTTACCATAATCTCTTATTTGCTGCAATGAACTTTCACCACTAAAGTATTCTTTTAGAAGAGCATTTTGAGTTTGCACAGGTAAACCATTTGTTCCAAAAAAGTATTCTGAAAAAGTTTGGTTTTCTGGTAAAAATAAATAATTATCTAAATTAACACCCGATTCCGATAGTCTTATAACAGAAGCAGATCCTTCAGGTATTTTTAAATCACCAGATAGTATTCTTGGAACCATTGTATCCCAGAAAAAATCTGGCATAGTTCTTTTAAAATCAACATCTATTTTATTATCATCACTCATTATGAGTGGGCCTTGCATGTAAGCAGCACTTACGACTTTAAATGCTTCTTCAACATTACCTTTCATAGCAGCATCTAATAACATACTACCAACTTGATTAGCTGGAAAATTATGCTCTTCTCTTATAATACTAGTAAAATCTATTTTACCATTTTTTAATGGCAAAAACAATATAGGAGGAGATATACGCATTAAACTACCCATATTGTTTTGAGAATCATCTAGCATTTGTTCAAACACAAAAGCTTGATCTTTATTGTCTTTTAAATAACTTTGAACATCAATCCAAAAATTTTCAAGATATTTTAACTTACCATATTGATCCCTTAAATAGTCTTTGCTGTTAGTCTTTTTAACAAAACCTTTGGTAAGTTTTTTATCTTTACCTTTGTATGGATCTCTTTTTATAATATCAAATTCACCTTCTGCTTTAGGTACAACTTTATCAAAATAAGTAGTACCAACCATACTATTTCTTTTCATAGAACTAGTGGTGGATCTTCTTATAATTTCTCTATATTGAGGAAATTCTTTTAAGAATTTATTGACTGCATTTGTCATTACCTGAACATTACCTCCTAAAGCTTTAAAACCTGAACTAGTTATAGGTCTATTATCATCAGGTCTTATGTTTAGATTAAATGCTCTTTTAACATCAGCTACAGTTTCAAAACCCATGTCTTTAAGCTCTTTAACTGTGAAGTTTTTAAAAGTACCTCCAGTTAAAGATCCAGTAGCTGCTAAAGCTGCTTTTCTTAAACTAGCTGGTGTTATTTTTACTTCCTCGCTAAATTTAGCGCCTAACTGCACTCTTTTTCCTTGTAATGGCACTAATGTTTCAAACGCTCTATTTCTAATGTGAAAATCTAAAGCAGCAGTTATATGTTGAGAGTCTCTATATATAGGTTTCTTTTTACCTTGAGCATCTCTAGCGTTAAAAGTAATTTCATTACCATTGTAATCTGGTAATGTAATTTCTTTACCTTGTATTATATCTTTATATTGCTTTAATGTACCAACAAGTTTACCATTTTTATTGTACATTACTTTACCTAACTTTGTTTGAAATATACCAGTGGCTTTTCCAAGATCATCTTTAACTCTAGGCAGTCTAGCAAAATCAGCTGCAGCATTGTCAATTAAAAACTGTCTAGCTCTTATAGCTCCAGGCTCATCTAGCTTTTGAAGGTTTCTTTGTTTTTCTATTAAAGCGTTAACTGTTTTTATACCAAACATGTCAGCATATAACTTAGCTAAAGCTTGAGGTATTTTACCAGTGTCTTTAAAATTACTAACAGATCTGTCTTTAAAAGACTCAGTTACGGTTTCTGTTATTTTAGTTTCAACACCTTCTTTGCTAATATCGTTGTTTTGTGCAAATTCTGGATCAATGTAATTTTTATTAAATCTAGTAGTTTCGCTAGGTTTTTTAGCTATATTATCTGTTGTTGTTTCAACTGTAGTAGTGTCTACTATAGAATCTGGATCTTGCGTTTGTTGAGCAGCTGTAGAATCTTCAATACTAACCGTATCTAATGTTCCTTTGCTAAATTCTTCTACTAATTTAGTACCTATTCTTCTACCTAATATTCTATCCAAGTATGTTGTAAACTCTTGCTTTACACCTGTAGCAGGATTAATAGGCTTGTAGTTTTTCATAATACTAGGGAACTGATCTAACAATTTACCTTGTATATCATTTTTAGGACTTGTTATCGCGGAAACAGGAACGCCTTTTGTCGCAGCCCATCTTTTTAAAGCATCTACTCCTGTTTTAAAGTATTGATCTCTAAAAGAAGATATTTGCTTTTCTGTCATATTATCTTTATTGTTTTGATAATTAACAGCGGCTTTACTTACAGGTGAAGTAACTTCTTCACTGGCTTTAGCTTCTGTACTAGCAGCTTGAGCTGTAACAACAACTTCGTCAAGCTCTTGAACTGGAACTTCTGTTTTTCCGGCTAAACCTTCTTCTTGTATTGTTTTTACATCACCAACAGTTAAAGTGCCATCTTTTAATTTTCTACCTATTTCTTTAGAAAACTTAATTATGTCAGTTTCTCCTTTAAAATTGTAGTTATAATCTGTATTTGATGCTTGCGATGTAGCTGTTCCAAGCATCGATCCTAAGTAACCTAAAAATCCTGTGCCCTTTGCTTTATCTAGTTTTATTTTACCATCTGCAACTTCTTCAAAAAATACAGTAAAAACTTCGTCAGCGCCTTGACCTTTTGTTCTAGTTGAAATTCTAGTATAAGCCTCTGGGTTTGCTTCTTTTAAATAAGATAGAATAAGGTCTGCTCCTTGTATGAATGCACTAGAATCAATCCCTAGTGCTTCAGCTAATATAACATGACCAAGTTCATGCAGACTTGTTTGACTTCTTTCGTTAGCTATGGAATTTTGAACAGATGTTACGGAATCATATACTTTTTTACCAGTTTTTAAATTAGTTGAAGGTATGTTAATACCATTTAAATTACCGCTGTTTATACCATTTGTAAATTGTTCTATATGTTTTTGAGCTTGCTCTTCTGTAATACTATTATTAGAGTCTGCCGCTCTAGCGTTCATCATTTTAGTAAACTCATCAATAGCTTGTTTATTAGTGTCAGAAACATTGTATTTAACGTCTATACCAGCTCCAGCCATTGCTTTTAAAGTAGACTTATCAGATTTTAAAGTGTTTTCTAATTTTTCTTTAACATGCAATTGCTCTGCTTTTCTAGCTATTTGAGTTCCAGACGGTTCTTGAACGCCATCAACTTGCAGTAATCTAGTGGCTTCAGTCTTTAATCTGTTTTGTTCTGTAGCTTTTAAAAGACCAAAAGTGTTAGTAAAGGCTTTTTTAAACTTATCCGCCCCAGCTTCTAATGTATTAAATTCATTTTGAAGAGCGCTAATCATTGCTTTTTTCTGATCAGCTGGTATTGCATCATTATTATCTAAAGCCTCTGCTTGAACTCTAAGTTCTTCTTGCCTTTTCATAGAAGCAGACAGTAACTCTCCACCCTGCTTGTTTAGATTGTTAGTAGTTAAATTTATTCTATCTTCTACTATTTTATTGTTTTGATCTTCTAATTCTTTTCTTTGTTTTTCAAAAGCCTCTTTGTCTTGTTTAGACGTAAACGGTGAATCTATAGCGTTTTGTAAACTTTGCATCATTTTAAGATTAGCTCTATAGTCAGACGTTGTGCTATAGTCGCTTAAAGCCGCGGCAAAACCGCCTTTTAGATATGAATATCCTGTAAAAGTAGAAGCAAACATTCCACCTGAAAATATAGATTCTGCAACATTTTCACCTAATGGTCTACCATCTATACCGTTTTGAACTATTGTAGTTAAACCTTCACCTGCAGCATCTGCAGCCGCTAGACCTATATCTAAAACTCCATTTTCTTTTATGTATTTAAAATAATTTTTAGCGCCATTAAATAAATTTCTTTTGCCAAGCTCAGTAGCGCTTTTTCCAACTCCTCTTAGTATTAAAGAAGTAGGCGCAGCTCCAAAAACATATTCAGCAGTTCCAAAACCTAATGATTGAAGAAAAACAGTATCTTTATCGTATTTTCTACCTCCAATTTGTTCAGCTTCTAGCTGTCTACTAATTTGATATTCACCAGCTGAAGCCGCTGAAACTGCTAGCATACCTACGTTACCAGTATAAATAGCCGCAAATATAGGTGCTTGAGCTATTGCTTGATCAATAGCATACTCGCCAAAGTTTTCAAAACTATCAAAAGCTTTATCAAAAGTTATTGGTTTGTAATATTTCTCTGCAGCAAATTCTTTTGCTTTAGATACTTTTTTAGCTACATCTTGAAAAAATGTAGAGCCTTCTGCTTCTTTTACTGTTTTAGTTTCTTCGTCTAAAATTACTGTTTTAGCACCAAGATAATTACTAGCAGTTTCTAAAAAAGCAGCACTATTAGAGAATAATCCAGCAAAACCTAACCCTAAATCTGTAAATCTTTTGTCTGTTTTGTTATAAATTCTTTTTAAAGCATCTAGCTGAGTTTCTGATTCTTTTATAGTAGAAACCATTTCAGTGTATTCTGAAACTCTATTTTCAAGATCCATTTGCTCATTTCTTAAATTAGCTCCAAGCTTGTTATAATAACCTACAAAGTCTTTGTAATTTTCAGATATTTCTCTATATTTCAAAAGATCTTCAGTTACAGGTAAACCTTTTTTTTGTTTTTCAACAATTTTATCTTGAAGAGTCTTTATAGCTTTTTGTTTTTCTTTTAAGCCTTTAGTGTAATTTTTAAAATTACTAACAAGAGAACTTTCTTTAAACTTGCTTAAATCAAATTCTAAATCTTTAGCATAGTCATCTATTTCCCAAGTTGTTTTGTTTCTTTTTTCAACTATGTAATCACCTATTTCATTTCTTACTTTAGCTCTTTCTTCAGGATCTGTTATATTAAAAAGAAAATTAGTAGCATTAGACATTCTAATATCTCTAGACTTAGCGTTAAACATGTTCTGTCTAGCTCTATATTCTATGTCTTCTTGAGTAGGCTTTGGATCACCTTTTTTTCTAGGCTGTTCTAAAAGTTGTTTTTTAGCTTTGTCTAGTTCTGCTTGGTTTGGATAAACAGTATATTGTTCTTGTAAGCCAGGTGTCATTAAACCAGCTTTAATATCCATGCCGCTACCTGCTGAGCCTTCTGCTAATCGTGTTCTAATAATAGGTTTAAATAAATCTTCATTATTAAAAAACTCATCTTGCAGGCTATCAAATTGCTCTTTAGTTAAAGCCTCTGCTTCTATAAAGCTTCTAACTTGATCTGGAACTCTTTCTGATTTATCTACTACAGGTAAAACGGCTTCGGCTTTTTGTAAATCAATTTTACCAGCTTCTCCAATACCCTCCTCCTCTATTAACTCATCAAATCCAGAATAAGGATCTTCAAATGAAACTCGAGAAGTAGCTAAAGCTCTTTGAGCGTCTGCTATTATACCTCTTTCTATGTTTTGATTTATCTTATTAAGACTGTTTTGAGCTACTATATCTTCGTCGTACATTGAAGTAAAAGTCGGCTTGCCATTTCCAGAATCTGAAACTACGGACCCTGTGTTGTTTTGCGACTTCTCGTTCGGATCCTTTTCCGGGAAGTCTTTTGTCTTTACCTCGACAGCTTCTGGTGCTTTATAGCCAGTAGATGTTTTCCACTCTTCTATTCTTCTCTTCATCTCTGTAGGATCAAGAGGAGGTTGAATTGCTTGTAATTCCTGTACTTTTTCTATTAACAGCATTTAATTAAATTTATAATTGGTTATCGTCAATGAACTTTTGAGCTTTAGCTTTTCTAGCTTCTTCTAAATCAAATACAGCGGCGTCTGCCTCTACTGTAGGTAGCTTGTTTGTAATAAATTGTTTTATGTAGTTTTCCATGAAATACTCTTTATATTTACTTTCAAATAAAACTTTTTTATCTTGTGACAATGGTAAATCTTTTTCATAACTCCAACTTTCTGAAGCTGCATTAGCATTTTGAACCATTTGATCGTCTTCTTCAACACTGCTGCCTTTAGATATATATACGTTCCAAGCGGCTACTGCCTCTTGTTCTGATTGAAGTAAGCCAGCAACTTCTGCGTTTATAAAAGGATCTGTTTTTCTTTTTATTTTATCTAAATCAAACTTAAGTATATTTCTACCTTTACCACCACCTATATCTATAATTTCATAGTCAAAAGATCTATCTGAATTTTTTAATATAAATTCATCTAAAATTACAGCTTGAGATGAAAGTTCACCATTTACTATTGATTCTGCAGAAAAAACACCAACATTAGCTAAAAGCTTTAACATCATAGAATTTATGTCTGGAGTTGCTGCTATTAAAAAAGAATCAGACTGTAATATTGAATCTAAAGCAGAACTATTAATTACTAAAGGATTATTTTCAAACATAGGCCCTTCAAAAATAATAACTTGATTACCATCTTCATGTAATTTTAAACTAACATTATATCCATCAGTTTTTGAAAAACCAGGTCTAGACTTCATTATAGCATTAGCGACAGCATATCTATAATCATTGTTAACATCATAATTAGCTGTATCTGTAACATCTAGCTCTCCTAATATATTTTGTATAAATTCTAAAGAAATCTGTGGAGCCTCTTCTAATTGTTTTATAATGGAATTTTCTAAAAAACAATCAGCAGTTTCACAATTGTTATTTTTGACTTTCATTTTTAAACTAGCGTATAACTTAGCAGTTTCAGCATATGTTCTTTCTAGTATTCTAAAATTATAATTAGAAGACTGTTTTAAAAAATTACTATTATAAGCTATAGCATTACTTTCGTTTAGCTGCTTTAAAAATAAATTTATTTTTATGTTTTTATCTTCCATTTTATTAATTAAATTTAAAAGCACCAGGTGTACCAGCTATAGAAGCAATACCACCTATCATACCAGTTAAAGCAGAAGTTCTGTCTGCAGCTGCTTGTCCTGCGGCTGCTCTAGCTGCGGCTAGTTGTCCAGCAACTCTATCTAATTGTTGCATTTCTCTTTGTTCTCTTGTTTGGAATACAAATTGATCTCCAGATACTTTAGCTTGTTGTACTCTTTGAGCTTCACTCATTTCCATTTGAGCAACTTGAGCTTCGCCTTGAGCTCTTAATTTTTCATTGTTAACTTCTTGTTGCTCTATGCTTGCTGCAATATTTTCTTTACTTTTAAGCGCGGCTTGAGCCAAAGCTGTAGCTCCTCCAGCGCTAGCACCTGTAGCTCTTATTGTATCTAAAGTATTAGCTAGAGCTAAATCAGTTTGTTCCATTTGTATTTCAGCAGATTTAGTTGCTACGCCTAGATTATCAAAAGGATTTTGTATCATACTAGATAAGTTCTGCACATTGACATAAGGATTTACAATAGCTTGTCTATTGTTTTCTAGCTGAGTTAATTTAGCTTGTAATTTTCTTGCTTCTTTAGCTGCGGCTCTTTGTGCTCTTTTAGCAGCACCTCCACCAATAAGACCTCCAGCTATTGATCCAGCTATTCCTAAAACTGCTCCAATTGCCATATTTTTTTGTTTTTATTATTGATATCCATTGTTCATTATATATTCTGTTCCTACTTGGAATAATTGTTTTTCACCGCCAAAATCAGTTGAATTATCTGTAGTCATTGTTACTACAGCATAAAATCCTTTTATACCTGTTATTTGCTCGCCAAAATGCACTTCATACTGTGTAGGTGTGCTTTTATTTTTTAAATTAGCATAATATTTATTTTCCTTACGATAAAAACCTGATCTAAAAATATTACCAAGTAACTGCTGAGGGTATGAATTACCAAAAGAATCATAAGCCCCTTCATTATAACTATAAACATAGTTAACAGAATCGTTTGAAAAAGAATAATTATTATTTAACTCATCTTCACCTGTTGGATCTGAAATAAAAGAATCTACAGCCCAACCATTATAGCCTTCATATTCTATAGTTTTAAAAGTTTTAGAGATACTAGCATTATTATTAAAAACAAATGTTATATTTGAATTATTATTTACTCCGTAAAATTTATTTCTAGCCAAGCTACTAAAAGATAAAGATGTATTATCTGCTATTGTTTGAGTTTTATTTAAAATTAAATTAAGACCATTTATAGATAATACATATGTGCCTAGTAAAATATTTGGACCAGTTACAATATCTCCTTTACTTATATTTCCTACAACGTTATCTATAGTTACATTAGTACTGTTGTTTACAGCTCCATTAGTTAAAGCTTGAGATACTGTATTTTGTTTTGAATTATGAAGCCATAAACCACCGTCTTTAGTAGTATAAAATTTATTTCTAATACTAAACATTTGATCTGGTTTAAAACTAAAAAAGCTAGTCCAACCATTGATTTTTTCATCCCATGCAAGAGTTGTGTTTTCTGTATTAGTATCTGTTAAAGTTATATTTTTTTGAGTTGAAACAAAGTATTGACTAGTATATATATCCCAACCACCTAATATTCTTCCCGGTGTTGAAGCTACTTTTATTCTATTAACTTCATCTCTAAAATAATCTTTCATACCTACAGAAGATATTTCATCTAATCCACTTTGTGAAAGTCTTAATATAACATTTTTATTAGCATCAGCAAAATATTTATTATAACCATAAACAGCAAAACTTTCAGGATTTTGACTAATACCATATTCGCCAGAATACGGTACTATTTGACCAATAACTAAATTTAATTGAGTTACTGGAGTTCCCTGTCCTTCTGCAGAATATATTGCATCTTTGTTTATTAATGCTTTACTTACTTTTAACTCCTGAAATATATTTAAATTAGTATTTTCTGCATATAATTTTTGTATTCCTCCATTTGCTGGATCTAAACTTTTAGTTATTTCTTCTCCAACGCTAAAAACATTTGTATCATTTACACCTGTTCTAGAATTAAATATACCTGAGTATATTAAAGTATTTATTCTATTAGCTGAATTAGGTTCTTCTTCTACTAAATATGCTTTAGCGCCATAATCTGTTGATGTATTATTAAAACCACCTCTAATTCTAGCTTCTTCTATAGCCCAATTAGTTGGATTGTTATCGTCTGGAGCTTGGGGTGTAGATCTAGGATAACCACCTATTTGCGGTGGTATGCCATAAGAACCATTCCACATAGCTATACCAGCATTACCTGGGGTATTATTGCTATTAGTCTTTTTAAGAATAAAAGTATTAAAAAATTTTACTTCTACTGTTGCTGCCATATTATATTATCACTTAATTTTTTTTGTTTTAACACTATTCTCCTGATACACAGTTTTCTGCGCAGCCATAAGTTACCGAGGCTACAAAAGAATCCATTAATTGCTGACTATTAATTCCTAAAAATGGATTTAAAGGCGCAACGTTATTAACTTCTTCAGGCTGAGAAACAAATTCACAAGCAGGTCCAGTATTATTAGTACCGTTTTTACGAGGCGAAGCATTAGTAACTTGAGCACATAATTCACTTGTTGAAGCCTGCTGCGTAGGATTTGTTGTAGAATAAAAAGGAAAAACGTTACTTATGTGCACTCTTGGAAAAACATTTGAAGTAAAGTTTGTTCCTGCAACATTAGGCATAGTCACTGCCCATCTTCCAGTTGAAAAATTAATTTGATCACCAGTGCTTAAACCGTGAGGCGCAAATGTTGTTACGGTTGCTGCAGGTCCAAAATCACTTCCACTTGGAGTTCCTGTATATTCTACAGTACTAACTCTTACTCCACTGTTTACTCCTGCAGAATTTAATATAACAGAATTAGGCGGAACTAAGTATGAATTTGAAGTAGTAGAATCTGGTAAATTATATACATCATTACTATTTCCTAAATCTCCAGTAGGTAGACAAAATATAGGGCCTTGAAGTGGAATTTGCGCGCTTGGAATCACTGAAAAACCATAAAAAACATTATCACCTGTTAACGTAGCAGTCGTAAAAGTAGTTGCATCTACAACTGTAACAGTGCACGTAGAGTCTATAACAGTATTAACACTGCTAGCTCCAACTGCTGGTAAATTTAAATTTTTAGGTGTTGTAAAAGTCCAAAATAATCCTTTTGTAAAGTTCTCTTTACTTATTCTAATTACTAATCTATTTGGAGCAGGACTTAGTACTGGTGATTCACTAGAACCGCTACTTCCACTAGCATCTGTAACTTTCACCCATACTACATAATCTACGTAATCATCAGTTATAAAAGGTGCTTGAGTGTTAGGAATTCCTAATTCTGAAAGTAAATCAATATTAGGATCACTAATATCTTCTCTTATAAGACTTAAAAAACTTTTACCATCAACTATTCCGTCAGGAGTAGTATTAGTTGTAGCTATAGTTTCAGTTATAGAAAAAGGTCCTCCGCCTATAAAAGTTCCAGGTAGATATCCAGGAGGTGCATATCGATCTATGTATTGTTGTTCTGTATATTGAGGAATATTACCAAAACCAACCATTAAAAAATCAGCTCTAACTTGGTTTACTATTTCAAATATTAATTCTCTACCTGCGTTAAATTTAGTACCACCAGCTCCGGATGTACCGTCTATATAAAATCTAGATCCATTGTTAGCAACTAATTTTGATATTGCAACAGTACTTCCTGAACCCATTATAATAGTAGGCGTAATAGGAGCTGTTGTAGCTGCAGGATAAGATATAGGAGGTATAGTGTAATTTGCTGTTAATGGATTTGTAGGTGTTGAAGCTGCAAGATCAAAAGCAGGAGCTATGTTTTTTAACTCCATTGTTTCTTCAAAAAAGTTAAAACTTCCGTCTACTAGACTTGTTATTTTAAAACTAACATTGAAATTTCTTATAGCACTATCTTCTAGAAATACAAATAAAGATGCTGTTTGCAATTGATAAAAACCTGGATTAGGTCCTGTTCCTCCTGGAGCTCCAAGATCTACTAATGTAAAATCACTTGTTCTATCTGCACCTGTAAGATCTGCAATAGCAAAATCGTCAGCAAATTGAGATTCAAGAGTTATTTGAAAATCAGCAGCAGCTAAAGGAACACCAAAAACGTTTGTTGCTGTAAAACCAGGAGCTGTGCTACCAACTCTTTGACCGACTTGTAATCCTTCATTGAAATTAGTATCATTAAAACCACTAAGAGTAGAGGCAGATAAATTATCTGAAAGTATAGCAGTGTTTAATTCTTCTATTAAACCACTCGATGATGTTTCCCAAAATATATCTAATAAACTTTCTACAGGTTCTGTTTCATATACAGCTAAATATTGAATACCAGGCGTATTAGTATTAGGATCATCAAAAAATGTTAATACGTCACCTTGGCTAAATATGTTGGATTTTGGTGGGCCTACTGTTCCAATATTAGCTGGATTACCTGCTGCATCATTTAAAGTTACTACAGAACCGGCAACACCTGCTACATTTGTTCCTTCTGCTAAACCTCCACCTCTTACTAACATGCCAATGGTTATAGTTCCTTGAACATCTAATAAAGTTACTTGATTAGCAGCTGCAGATGGTGTATTAGCTAAATCTATAATACCACTAGCGGTGTCAAATTCAGTACTTGCTATTTGCCCTATTTTGTTTTCAGTGGTTATTCTACCTATTAAAGGGTTAGAATCAAAAACATAAAACTGTGGAAAGAAATCAGGTCTTTCTGCTACTAAAGCATTAAAATCAAATAAATCATTTAACGTAGATATAGTAGATACAGTGTCTGGTTTTATTCCAGGAAAATAAGGTGTGTTTTTAGAATTATTAACAGCTGGTGCTAATGGCGCTGTAACATCGTTTTCTACTCTACCAAATACCTGTACAGAACTTCTAAACTGTTTTTGCTGAGGACCTACTTCATTTAAATCTCTAGGTATTTTATTTATATTATCATTTATAAGTACAGTATGAGATGTTCTTCCTAATTCTAAAGAAGTATCATTAGGATAGGAAGCCATTATACCTGGTAAGTATACATTGTAATACTCTTGCTCTGTTTGTTTTACAACTATTTTCCACGAATACCAACCTAGTGGATTATAATCGCTACTAGAAGGCACACCGTTATATAATCCTGGCCAACCTGTTGAAATATTTTTATTAGAAGGACCAATAGGGCTATTAAAAGAAATTTTTAAAGAATCTCCAGGCCATGTTGCTTGTTCAACAGAGCTGCTATTATAGTCAGAATATATAGTGGATCCTTTGAAATCTACAGTTCCTATAGTAACAATATTTAAGCTATTTGATAATATAACGCTTGACTGTCTACCAAATCTATCAGAAAGCACAACTCCAACTTGATAGTTTCTATTTTGTTTTAAAGAGTGATTAGGGTATTCTATAATACTACTTGTGTCTTGAACACCGCTAGCCGGACTTAATTCAATCGTATCTAAAGCTGCAATTGTTATATTATTAGTTACAGTTAGAACACCTGTGCTGTAATTAAAACTATCAACTAATGTTCCAGGTGGAATAACAGCTCCGCTAGAAAAACTAACTATAGTAGATCCTACTACATTACTACTAGACCAAAATGTAACAGCTCCAAATCCTTTAGGTGTAACTGTTATTGTTTTTCCTGCAACTATACCGACTGATACGTCAGCATCACCAAAATTTATATTAAATATTGCTTTTTGGCTTGTGTTAACATTATAATCTATAAAAGCAGGAGGAGTGTGCTTATTTTGAAAATTACCATAAACAACTCTATTACCTGTTACTTCTTGAGCTAAAGATCTAACTGGTGTTTTATCATACACTCTAATAAGATCTGCTTCTGGTAAAGCTTTAAAAGGTTTTCTAGACTGATAATCATACACATAAAACTTAGGATTACCAATAGTTATGATAGCGTCGTTTGCTAAAGTTACATTACCGTTTAAAGTTATATTTCCAGATACTGGATTATTAGGATCAGTTGGTACAAAAGCAGTTACAGTTCTTGGCACAGTTATGCCGCCACCTGTTACTTGAGCGCCTATTTGTATTCCACCTTGAATATTATCTATAGCAAAAGGTCCAGCAGAACTTGCAACAGCTCCGTTAACTTGTGCTTGGGCCGCGGAGTTAAATATAGTTTCTATAGATACTTGTTCTATAACTTTTACTGATGATTGATTTGATTCTTTATAAAGAATATCTATAGAGTCTATTTTTAATGCGTTTTGTAAATCATAATTGTTAAATGGAAGAGGTATATAAAGTAAGATTTTATTTACTTTATTTTCCATAAACTCTACTATTGTGCTTTGATAAGATAATTCTTGATCATCTTTTTCTCTGCTAACAAAAACATCACCCGCTGTAGTAGTAGGAGACGCTGCTAATTTAGTAGTATCTGTAACAAAATAACCGTCCTGTTTAGGTATAAAGGTTGGTTGTGTAAAAGGTGAAAATATAGAGTTTTCTCCATCTACATAATTAAATCTATATCCAAACCTTACAAATTTATCTTCTAAATAATTTGGATCACCATTATAAGAAGCATCGTAATATGGATTTGGTTCAAAAACAATTTCTGGGTTATTTGCGGTTGGTGTAAAACCTGCACTTAATTTTATTTCAGTAACTTGAGTAGGAGAAGAAGTGTATGTAATTTCTGTTACTGTAGGAACTGTTATTCCTAGGTTTGAATCTAGTATTTGAACTTCAGATCCTATATAAATATTACCTTTTACATTACTGATAGGTATAGAAGTGCCAGCAAGTATAGCAACACCAGACGTGGCTGTTAGTGTTCCAGATCCACCGTTTGGATAAAACTTGCTAACAACATCAAGCATCGTAGTTTCATAAGCTTCTACGTTTCCAGTAGACAGGCTTTGTCTATATAATTGTATTGCCTGGTAAGGATTATAAGTAGATACAGATATTTGATCTTCTGTTGTATAAAAAGTACTAGATCCTAATGCTGATGTTATGTTTATTTTTCTTGGTTGGTTTCTGTTATCTGTCCAAAAAAGTAAATTTTCTAAAACATTAACAGCATATATAAAATGAGTTTTAGAAAAGTTTAAAAAAGGTCCTTCTACTAACTTACTAGGCACTTGTGTTACAGTGTTGTAAGAGTATATAAAGTTATTAGCTCCAGTGCTATAAGTTAAGTTTAATGGAGAAGGATCTGTATAATCAGTTAAAAATAAATATATGTTATTATTAATTTCATCAGCGCAATATCCTATACACGTTAAATTACTAACACCAGTTAAAGATTCAAAGTTTACTGCTAAAGAATTACCTAGCACATTTTCTAATGAACCAACTCCATCACCTTCTGATCTGCTTATTTGAACATTTAAAGCGTCTCTATAATCACCGTTTTGTAATATTCTTGCATCTATGTCTTTATTCATTTTAGATCCAAGAAAAGTGTTTTTAGCTTTAGCCATTTAATTTTAGTGTTTTATCCATTTAGATTTACCTCTCATTACTTGTACTATTTCGTCAAGTTTAATATTAGATAATCTTATTTTAGCATTTCTAAGTTTAGCACTTCTGTCTCTTCTTAATCTTTGAACAATATACTCTTGTTGACCAGATCTAGTTGAAACTATTCCATAAAGTATAGAAGCGTATAAAGCGTCTTCTGCAAGCTTTGGCACTTTAGTATCTTTATCATGTGCTAAACCATCAGATATATATTCTAAAACAATTAATTTATTTACTAAATTACTAGAAAAAGATATTTTACCTTCTCTATAATTAAAATTAAAAAAACCGTTTCTTTGAGCGTATTGTGGCACTATACCGTATTGTTGACCATAAGCAAAATTATCTAATCCATAGTAATTAGCCCAATAAAGATAATCATCAAAATTTTCAAATAATTCTTGAGTTATTATTTTAGTATTTGCGCTTTTCCATCTATCTTCAGTAATTGATGTTCCTTCTAAATTATTTCCAAAGTTATCTTGTGTTGGCACACCTTGATTGTCTTGTATAGGATTTTCATAAGGACTAGTTGTTAAATTATTAGCAGGGTATATAGGTCTTTTAACACCTAACTGATCTATATAACACATGCTTACATAATTAACATAATCTTGAGGTAATGGTAAGCTTAAACTAGCAGGAACCGTAAGCTCTTGTGAATGTATGCTTTTTAATGTATCGTAGCTAAACTCTTGTAATGATCTTTTAGCAAAAAACAATACATCAGATTTTTTAGCGTTTTGTAATATTTTACCGTCACCTACATAACCAACCATAAAGTTATCTATAGCATCATTTAAGGTTATATATTCATATCCTCCATAGTTTTCTTCTACTGTGTCACCAAAAGCATCAAAACCAGTTCCAGCGGCAGAGTCTCCATATTTTCCACCATCTAATGTTTTTAATTGAACAACTAAATAATGATTTATTGTTAAAGAGCCAGCTATTTTTATAACATTATTTACTACTGTATAAGAGCTAGTATATTCTGTAAAACTACCTGGCAAACCAGAAGAGCTTGTATAAACCTTAAAGTTATTTAAAGCGTAATCTACATTAATTGGATCAAAATTACCAAACACTAAATTTGTATTAAAAGTCGTAGTAAACTCTTGATTAATTCCAGTAGATGGTATTAAAAAAACTTGAGCGCCTTGATAATATTGTTGATTTGTTTCTGTTACTAAACTCATTTATTTAAGATTTTTCGTTTACTTCAACTGCTTGAGCTTCTTGAGCCGCAGCTTGTATAATAAGAGGATCACTTATAATTATACCACAATATTTTAAAATATTTATAATTAAATTAGTTTGTTCTGATATATCTAATTCAAAATCTACAGAAGTAGAACCTATATTGCCTACTTTTGTAAAAACATATTGACCAACATTACCTGTAGTAAATCCCCAAACTGGAGAAGTAGGTTTTAATATACAATTAACACTTACAGTATCATTTACATTATTAGGGTTTGGTGATATTTTTAAAACTAATTTATTTAAAGGTGTTATAGTTATTTGAGCGGATGTTGTACCTCCACTTATAGTTAATACATCTCCAGCAGAATATCCAGATCCATAATCAGTAACCGTTACTGATGTTACAACTCCAGCTGGCGCGGTTACGGTAACTGTAAAACCAGTTCCTGTACCTCCTGTTGTTCCATGACTAGAGCCATTTACATATCCTGCTCCTCCACTATTTATTGAAATTAGCGCTTCTAATAAATCACTACTAGTAGTTCTAAATATAGGGTATTGTTTGGTTGGGGCTGTTAGTTTAGATCTAGTTATTTTATCAAAATCTTTTTTGCTAACTAATTGTGTTATAGATTCATTTTGAGGTTGTCCTGCGTATTTAGTAATAACCTCACCTATTTTAAATATTGTAGAAGTAGTATTGTTGTAATAACAGTTTTGAGAAGAATTATATGTAAACTGTATTTCTTTTTCAAAAGGATACAATTTATAACTTATATCTTTAAACATATTAAAGAATTCAGTATCGTTTTGAGTGTTATTTTGATTTAATCTATTAACTTGATTTCCATTTGGAAAATAAGATTGAAAAATTTCATCTTGAACTTGAGTAGCAAGACTATTAAATTCAGCAGGTGTTATATAACCTCGTTGTTCTTTGTTTAATATATACAAGACTGTTTGGTATACTGTATTTACGCTTACTGCCATATTAATTTTTTATTTATACTATAAAGGCGGCCGAAACCGCCTATATTAGTATCACTTGTTTTTATAGTTTTTTATCTATAGACTTATAGATTTCAACACCTTCGTCTGTTTTTAAGAAAGCAGCAAATGCTGAGTAAGGGTTTTCATCAAAAGGTACATTCATTAGTTTTCTACCGTTTGTTCCCCATGTAAACGTTCTTTGATCTTGACCT